TAAAAAATTTAAGATTGTTGCACGAAGATATTATTGGTTCTAAATCTACCAATGCTAGATATAACTTTGCAAAGAATATTTTATGGTTAGAGGATTTAAGTACAGAATCTTTATCTTTAACATTTGAGTGTGGTGTTAGTGTATCGAATACTACAACAAAAAGTAGATTAAATTATGAGTCTTATTTTTCAACGAAAGATTTAGATTTTATGAAAAAACAATTTAATACGTACAAAGAAAATGAATTTATATATTATGGATATAAATGATTATTGAACCAAACTTTAAGTGATTTATCAAATGTAGGATGTTTCCAGTATTGTTCATCTGGACCATTTCTATAACGCTCTGGTACATCTTTGTTTTTTACTGTTGCGTGATAACTTCTATCTAATCTTTCGTTTGGATATCCAACACCTACTATAATTCTAGGCTCTGTTTCAGATTGTATAATCGTTTGTAAATGTTTATCTGCTGTAGTCTTGTTTATATTTTGTTCAAATGCACTACAATATCCTGTTTTATAACCTAGTAATGCCGCTGCCATTGTTAATTGTCCTGAAGAAATACCTATTGAAAATGATTTTTGTTCAAATAAAGTTTTTTTTGCAATTGGACTTGCTTCTTTTCTAGCACCTAATATGTGTGTACCACCTCTTAAATTTGCAGTATCATCACACCAAACAAATACAGCATTAGCATATATTTGAGAATTGGTAACTGTATATTCTTCTTTTGTTTTAAATGAACCATCTTTATCGTCAAATACTTCATCAATATTATCTTCACTAAACATAGCGTATAGTTTAGTTGCTTGATGTATTTTTTCTATAATTGTAGGATCAGTATAAACTCTTAAATTAAAATGAGTTTCATTTTGTTTAGATGGTCCATTTGAAGCTGCATAGATTAATGTTTCTATATCTTCTTGTGGTATTGTTTTTGTTAGATTGTAATTTCTTTGAGCTCTTTGTGTAGTGTTAATAGCATTTTTTATTTGTTCGTGCATAATTAACTTCTTGGTAAATCAAATGCCCAAGCTTTCTCATAACACCAAAAACACTGCCAACACCATTCAGTAAAGTTATTTGTTTGATTTGCACCACCAACACAACTACGTGTAACAGGATATAACTCTTCCATTAAACCTTCTTGTTTAAATATATCAGCAACAAACTTCTTATCAACATTTACAAAAGGTTGATATACGTTATAGGTTAATTCAGGTTTGTTAGGATTGTCACGTCTTAACTCTCCTTGTACTCTTTTAATTTCTTTATCTGTAAAATTAAAATTAGGATGTGCTTTTTTCATATAATCAGCAAATTTCATTCTTACTTCTATAGGAGGATTAGCTGTCATACCGTCTAATCTTATACAACCTGGCCATTGTTTCATAAATTTTTCGTTACCTTCATCTAACTGATTAATCTTTGACATTTGAGTTAGTGTACAAGTTTTATAACGTTTATCATTTTCAATCATATGCTGTGCTTTTGGATATGTTGCTTCATCTAAATCATCATACTTATCAATAAAGATGTCATTTAGTTTTGCTTTAGGAAACTTCTTTTGTATAAACTTAACTATTTGTTCAGCAGCCAAAGCATCCCATTTACAACGTACATCCTGAAACGTTAAAGGATAAACTTCTATATTAGGAAAATGTTTTGCAGTTAAATATAATGCAGACGCAGAGTCGCAACCACCTGATAAAGAAACAACAATTACTTTTGGCAATCCATTTTCATCAAGGTCTAATCTTTCTTCACATATTTGTCTATATGGTGACTTCTTAATTAATTCTGGTATATCTATAAAAAATGGTTTAGTAATATTATTATATGTAATGTTCATTTCAAATCCCCTTCTCTTACTTTTCTCCAATGTTTTAATTCTGGTGTTACATTAAAGTATTCTTCACCCTTTACTTTTTTAGCTCTGTGTTTATCACTAGGCACAGCAAACTCCTCATATGCCTTTTGAACATTTTTTCTTAAATTTCTACTTTTAGGATCAAAACCTCTATTTGTTTTAATTAGTAATAATGTTATGCCTTCTTTATATGCAATCTCTTTTGCTTTTTCAATTTCATGTTCATTGTAACCAAATATTATATATTGCCAAACTATTGGATGACCTGCTTGTACTCCCATTTTCATAGTTTCCCACACCTGTTTAAAGTTAGAACCAATACGATACAATTCCGATTTTTCATCTAAACCATCTACTCCAAAATACCAACAGTTTTCTCCTAGGCCGTAACTATATGCTTTTTCCCACCACTTCTCATTCATTTCAGCTGTGTTAGTACCATTAGTAGCAATTCTTAAACCTTTACCTAAACCATTCATCATTTCTAAAAATGTTAGAAATTCAGGATGGTAGATTGGATCTGATATTTGACCACAAAAGGTTATTTGATTTTCATAATAGTTTAGTACTTTTCTAAATTCTTTTTGATTAATGTCAAACGATCTTTTAATTCTAGGAAGGCCTTCTACTTTTTGTCTTAAACATTGTGGGCAACGTAATATACATCTATGAGATAAATCCATATTAGGTGATGAAAAACGCTGATTGCGAATATAGAGGTCTGTTAGTTCACTCATATTTTATAATTATCTTTTTCTAAATTACCACACTTGTATTGGCATTGTTTCAAAGCACAACTAGGATTATTTATTAGTGTATCAAAAAAGTGTTCCCACTCTTTAGAGCCATAAATGTCTTCTAACTTTTCATTATTCTTTAATGCAAGGTGTTCATTTTTTAAATGAAACTTCTCCTCTACACCGTGATCATTTTTAGGATCATCTAACCAACAACAAGGTAACATAAAACCATCTGATGTATAGGCTGCAGGTTTATGATAACTTTTTGGTTCATAAGTTAAACAACGAGGTTTAATTCTTATGTCTTTAGGATCCATATCTTTCATATTATATTTACTCATATTCTATTATAACATATTCATCTCTGCTTCGTCAAGCGCTTCTCTTACTTTTTTATCCCAATTAGGAAACAGATTTGCTTGTAGATTGTGATCTCTATGTTTTTCTGGTTCATAATACTTTTCTAATTCTGGGAATACATCAAATAACTTATGATCCCATTTTGTGCCTTCGTAAAACTTATCTGACTTTAACATATAGTCAAATAAGTTTTGTATATCAAAATCAGGATCAACAGGTCGTTCTAGTGCTGCTACAATATCAGGCCATTTTTTATACTTTGGTATTAATTCTTTTTTAAGTTCTTCAGGCAAGTTATTGGGTCTAAAGTGTTCAGGTTTATCAATCATTGCCCAATTCAATTGATCAATTACTGGATTGTCTTTTACCCAATCTATAATTTCATAAAATCTTAATACACTTAAATTTGTAACAAGACCATTAAAGTCAACTACAACATTAGGAAATTCTCGGCACTTATTAATATTTTCAACAACTTCATTCCAATCTGTTCTTCTTCTCATATATTCAATAGTTCTACCAATACCATCTACTGAAGCAACCATAGATACGTTTTTGAAATGAGGAATATATGTAAATATATTATGTCGACCTTTTTTAGTTTGTGTTAAGTTAGTTTGATATTTTAAATAGATATGTTTTGCATGGCCACTTTCAATAATTTTTTCTAATAATTCATAATGTTTTTTCATCACTAGTGGTTCTCCGCCAATGATTTTTATACTTCGTACATAAGGGGCTAATTCAATTACCTGCTCATTTATACCTTTTGTTTTATCTCTCATAACAAGTCTAATATATTCATCTCTTTGTTTACTAGGCTTACCATAAACCTTTTCATTCCATACGCCAGCATTAGCAACTTTTTGTCTTGTTGTTGAGTTAGCATGCATACACATAAAACAATCTAAATTACATTCTGAGCCAAACACCTTTAATTGTATTTCTAATATTCTTTCGTCAAAGGCATATTGACCACTTGCTTTATACAGTTCAACATTTCTTTGAATATTATCCCAAAACTCTTTATCGTTGGTGTGAATTTTTAAGCAGTTTGTTCTTCTACTTCTTCCATACTTTTCTTCATCACTTCTACATCTTCGGCATATCTCATTAACTGCTTTATGATCTGAATTGGGGTCTAACATCTCTTTACGAATACTATTCATATATTCACTATCAACCATCCATTCTTTCAATGTAGTGTTTTCTATTGTGTGTTTTGTTGATTCTTTACCAAAACAACAAGCACAATACTTACCGTTAATTTCATTATATACTTGTGTAAATGGTATTGTACAAAACCAAATGTCTTTATCTTTTGCTTGTTGTAAAATAGATTTGTCTTCAGATGGTTGTCCCAGCATTGTTTTACCAGCTTTTCTTTTTGTTTCATCCGATAGATTATTCCATTTCCACCATTCTTCAGTATTTACATTTCCTGGTGTTGAGCGATCACCTGGACCGCCTTTTGTAAGCATATCTTCGATTTGCTTGTCGTGCATATCATCAATATCTTTCACCAACTTCTCATTCATATCAGTCATATTTTTATTTATGTTGTAATTAAGTTATATTATTTTAACACAATTATTCTAATTTGTCAATAATTAATATAAATACTAGCACATAATTTTATATTTTATTTCCCGAACATTGTCGATTTAACTTACAAGAGGACTTACACTTATGCCTAAAAAGCCTAAGAAGATTACACTTACGTCTTTAAAGAAAAAGGCGCCTAAGATACCAGATTTTACCTGTGTATCTATAGATAATGTTGTATCTAAATTAGAAAAGTTAGTTGACCGTAAAAAGGCGTTAGATAAAAAACAACTAAAAGATTTAGTTAAACGATTAGAAAAATTAAGAACGGCCAATGAAAACCTACGAGAAGGTGGTATCTATTGGTACGAAAAACTAAAACTGTTATTAAAAAATAGATAGGAGGTTTCCTATGAATTACTATTTTACAGGAACACTTATTATATTATTAGTTGCGTTTGCACTAATTGTTGGACCTTATCCATATTAAACTTTTGTAAAACATAAGGATAACTATAAATTATTTTAATTGTAGATAAATTAAACTATGATAGTCGTAATTTCTTTCAACAGAATGAGCAGTAATAATTCTGTTATTATCAAAATCAATAACTACTTGTTGACCCCAAGCACCATCCATCATTAAAATAGGTCTGTCTTCTAAACCAATAGCATCCCATAGAAACTGACCGCCATAAGTTTGTGCTGCTCTATGATTACCTGTAGATGTACTATACGCACCACCATCACCTATATCAACTCTATTTTCATACATTGTTTTTAAATACTTTCCAACGCAAGTATCATTCTTCCAATGATTCATAATCATGTTAGCAATTCTTACATAATCGTATCTGTCAGCATAAAAAGAATATCTACCATACTCACCAGATTTTCTGTTACCTTTATCAGCATTTAAAGTCTTATGAAAATAAACTCTTTTTGCAACTTTAGCGTCTTCTACAAATATCTTATGTAATAACTTGTTCCAGTCATCACCAGTTTTGTAAATAACATAGTTCATAATAACATTAGTTGTCATGGCACTATAATTATATTTAAGTTCATTATCGTAACCTCTTGCTGGTTTAGTATCTTTAAAATATCTTTTCATAGCAGTTTTGATGGGAATAGTATTAATACTTTTACCATCACTATTCATTCTACTGTCCCATCCACCAAACAAACTACCAAGATAATATTGATCACCTGCTTGCATGTTAAGTAAATTTATTAACTTTTGATTTTCATATAAAGTTCCTTCAACAGTTGGGTAATCTATTCTATCAAAAACTGTATGATTGATGTAACCACCACACAAAGCATAACCTGTAACAACAGATACTAAACTTTTGCCTACAGAATGTGAAGGATAAGGTCCATGATATTTACTTTTTCTATTTTGATCAACTAAAATTTTGTTGTTTTCAAATAAGATGTAAGAAACTAAACCAGTTTTTTTATCTTTAAGTTGTTCTTCAGCTAATTTAGATAAATCGTTAGTTTGTAAATCAAACTCAAAATCATAGGTTGCATTTTCTTTACCACCTATTTTATATTTGTGGTGACAATTAAAACAATATTTCTCACCGGCAAATGTTACGCCGATCGTTAAAATTAAATTTATTATAATAACAATAATCCAAAGTCTAAACATTATATTCCTATTCCCTCATGTCTAAAATCAACGATTGGCATAAAGTCATAAGCATATTCATTATCAGGTAATGTACCTGACATTTGAACATTGCAATCATTTTTCTTTCTATTATCAAAGAAAGTCTGTAAAGTTGTTTTTAAATTCTTTGCCATCTGTTCATGTATTGAAACATCAAACTTAGCAAATAAAGTACCACAAACGATGGTACATTCGGTAGCACTTTCAGCTAACGCAAGTTTCATTATATCTTTTCTTAATTGCTCATTTTTCATAATATAACTCCTTTGTTAAAGTTTTTCTTTATATTCAAAATGTGTCCAAGATTCAGACTTCTCTTTTGAATTGGTTAATATTTTCATATCAGGTCCGTAATCATTATTACAAGCAAAGATAGCAGTATCATAATCATCATTCAACTCTTTTAATACTTTGCCGTTTTTTGTTACTTGATATTTTATCATATTATTTTAAATACAAAGGTCCTGTCCATTGAATTGGATAGTTACCGGTTAATACATTTCCTCTAGCAGAGTTTAAAGCAGGTGCATTAAAACCAGCGGCTTTCAATATATCACCTTTCTTAAAATGTTTAAAGTCTTCTTTTACAATAAAACAAAACACGCCGTTTTCTTGTACAATCTTAATGTACTTTTTACCAGGTCTTACAGATGTTTTAGAATCCCAATTATCAACTTGTTCTTTAGAATAACCAGTAAGTTCTTTGCCACCCATTGTTGACCATTTTACATAATCAGATTTGGCACCAGCCATTAGATTTGTAATTCCTTCATCAAGTGTTTTTGCAGTTTGTGTTACCATAGTCATAGTGTTATATATCCTTTTTAGTTTTCATTATTTGTATTACTTGAAATAAAGATTTTGTTTTAAGTAATTTGTTTCCATAAGCAAGTCTTTTTTCAAGTTTCTTAATTGCATTTTTTAATTGTTTATTATTCATTATGCAGCCTCCAACATAGTCATTGGTACCCTATAAGTTGTAATATTACATTGTACTAAACATTTTGATTGCATAATCTTTTTAATTACACCAGGTGTTTTTTTAGTTTTTTGTACAATGTTAACTTTTTGTCCAACAACCATAGAATTTTTAACTTTGTCTTTTATAACATTGTTAATCATATTTTTCATACTATTTAAATCCTTAATAGTCATTGTACTCATCATTTCGTTAAATTTAGTTATATTCATAATGTTTTCTCCTATTTGTTTTGTAATGCGATTGATATTAAACCAGTTACTATTCCTGTTAAGGCCATTATGGCACCTATCATAAAGTTATTTTCTTCTACAGCGCCAGCACATCCTATCATACTGAATAGAAAAATAACAAACATAACTGCTGATGTATGTTCTTTTATTTTTTTCATAGTTTCTTCTTTGTATCTTAACTGATTATAAGCCTCAATTTGATTAAGTGCATTTTTTTGTAGTGTCATAGTGTTTCCCTTCATTATTTTACTTTTATTATACCAGTTTCTTCGTATGCCTTATAGTCGTTAATGATTTTATTAATAGCATTTTTCATATTAATGTCAATCATCTTTAAAAGAGTGTTATCAACTTCAATAACTTCTTTTACGTTTTTGTTTATCTTACTGATTTGTCTATATGCAATGTTTCTAACAATTGCCATATTCATATTTGTGTTTTTGTTTTTCATATACTACTAATATACCGTATTTTTATGTAAAAATCAACAAAAAAATGGAATAATTGTCCGATTCTTCCGTAGCTAGTCGGTATTCTGGCACATAAAGAACAAAAGTAGAACAAAAATCGTTATAAATAGTAGAAATTAACTAAAAATTGAGGAAATTATGGCAAAAATGCGTGAATTTCTGTTCTGGAACGAATCAGGACAAGAAGAAAAAAAAGAAGATACAAGTTTTAAGAAGGCTGTTAAGTCAGTCCAAGGGAATTTTAAGAATCAACTGATTGGATTTGAATATATTAGTAAAAAAGGCAAAAAAATCGTGTCTTCTATACAATTACCACTTGGTAGAAAGAAAAAGATAGGTAGATAATGGCAAAATTAAGTAAAACCTTCGTTGCAAGGGAAAAAAACTATAAAAAATCATCACTAGGTAAGAAAAAACGAAGTGTTAAGTTTTCATCAATGAATAAATCTAAAAAACGTAGTTGGAAAGCGTATAACGGGCAAGGAAAAGGTTAATATGGCCGTAAGAGAGGGAGATTCTTTAACTACAGGCCATGCTTGTACTGGAATTACCAATTTAGCGATTTCTTTAGTAAGAACAGTAAAGGCAAACGGTATTGTGGGTGCTGTACAAGGCACTCCTACAGTAGGACACCCAGCTCCACCTACTCCTATCTGTCCTGCTCACGTAGCTGCATTAAACAAAGGATCAACAAATGTTAGAATAGGTGGTATTCCTTGGGGTCGTATAGGTGATAGTGCTGACGCAGGTGCAATGATTTCAGGATCCTTAAACGTTTTAGTAAACGGCAGATAATTCATATAAATATTGATATGGCCTTTTCAAACTATGACGCAACAACAACAAATAAAAGTAAAAGATCAAATCGAATCTATAGTGATTTAAATTTGAGTTTTACTAAAAATCCTGCTACAAAGGATGTTGCAAAATTATTTGATGTACAGGCAATTAAAAGAGCTGTTAAAAATATAATTTTAACAAATAAGTATGAAAGACCTTTTAATTCTGACTTTGGATGTAACCTAAGAGGATTCTTATTTGAAAATATAACTGAACCATTATTAGTTATTATTAAAGATAGAGTTGCTATGGCAATTGAAAAATATGAACCAAGAGTTTCGGTAGAGGATGTTGTGGTTCAAAATGATGAAGAAAATAATGGATTAAATATTATGGTTTCATTCTTAATTAACGGCACAGAAGCACCAGTTTCAGTATCAACATTTTTACAAAGAGTAAGATAATATGAGTTCACACAGACTAGACATATCAGAATTAGATTTTGAAAATATAAAAGGTTCACTTAAAAGATTTTTATCAAATCAAAACGAATTTAAAGATTATGATTTTGAAGGAAGTTCTCTTTCAATCTTATTAGACTTACTTGCCTATAATACACACTATTTGGCTTACAATGCTAACTTTGTTGCCAATGAAATGTTTTTAGATACAGCACAGTTAAGATCAAGTGTTGCATCGTTGGCTAAATTAGTTGGATATACTCCAAACTCTGCTAGAGCACCAATCGCTGATTTAAAATTAGTAATCAATGATGGTACAGGATCAATAATTACAATTCCAGCAGGTACAAAATTTACATCATCAATAGATGATCTTACGTATTCATTCGTTACAGTTGCTGATAAAACAGTTCAACCTGTTGACGGAGTTTATACTGCACAAAGTTTAAATGTTTATGAAGGAACTTATGTAAGTTATAATTACACTTATGATGAACAAGACATTGATCAAAGGTTTTTAATATCAAGTGATAGAGTTGATACAACTACAATTAAAGTTGTAATTCAAAATAGTGCTTCAGATGTTACTACAAATGTTTATACGAAAGCAACCTCAATTACAGAATTGAATGGCACATCAAAAGTTTTCTTTTTACAAGAAGCAGAGGATGGTCAATACGAAATTTATTTTGGTGATGGTGTAATTGGTAAAAAATTAGATGATGGAAACATTATAAATGTAAGTTATGTTGTAACTAATAAAACAGAAGCAAACGGTGCTACGGCATTTACTCTTGCAGGTTCTATTTCAGGTTTTACAGACATTACTGTTACAGTAAATTCGTCAGCACAAGGCGGTGCTGAACCAGAGTCATTACAAAGTATAAAAAGAAATACTCCTGATTTTTATTCATCACAAGACAGAGCTGTAACAATAGAAGATTATAAATCAAAAGTAAAACAACTTTACGCTAACACACAAGCAGTTTCTGCTTGGGGTGGTGAAGATGCTGAAACACCTTTTTATGGTAGAGTTTATATTTCTATTTTACCAACCAGTGGTTCTAATCTTACAGATTCTACAAAGGCAAGAATAGTAACAGACTTAAAAAAATATTCAGTTGCTTCAGTAACACCTGTAATTGTTGATCCAGAAACTACAAATGTACTTTTAACATCAACAATTAAATTTGATGAAAAAGTTACAACAAAAACTAGTGACACTTTAAAATCAAACATTATAACTACAATTACAAATTACAACACAAACACCCTACAATCTTTTGATACAATTTTTAGACACTCAAAACTTACAGGATTAATTGATGATACAGATGAAAGTATTTTATCAAATATAACTACTGTAAGATTAAGAAAGTCTTTTATACCTACAATTGGCAGTTCAACAAAATATACAATTAATTTTGCAAACGCATTATACAATCCACATTCTGGTCACGCTTCTGTTGAGGGTGGTATTTTATCTTCAACAGGATTTAAAATAGATGGTGATACAACAAATATTTGGTTCTTGGATGATGATGGACAAGGAAATGTTAGAAGATATAGAATGGATGGTTCAGTAAGATCATATGGTAATAGTACACAAGGTACAATAGATTACTCAACAGGTAAAGTTGAAGTAAACTCTTTAAATGTTTCAAACATAGAAAATGTAAGAGGTGCAGCTTCAACAGTTATCGAAGTAACAGTAAAACCAAATTCAAATGATTTAGTTCCTATAAGAAATCAAATATTAGAAATAGATGTTGCAAATAGTTCAGTCACAGTAGAGGCTGATACACTAGTAGGAGGCTCAGCAAACGCTGGTATTGGATATACCACGACTAGTAGTTATTAGATGAAATGGCCGACTTTAAAGATAAAATATCAAACCTTTTAAATTCACAAGTACCTGATTTTGTACTTGAAGATCATCCGTTATTTTTAGACTTTATAAAAGCGTATTATCAGTTGATGGAATCAGCTGAGATTAAATTAACAAATATTGGAGATCCAGATCATCTTCAATTAGATAGTTCAGCTAATGTAAATAATTTTTTATTATTAGATGGTACAAATGTAAACAAAGATGATTCTACAGATAGAATACTTTTAGAAGATACATCATATGGTGATTTTATAAATGGTGAAACAATTACAGGCGCTACTTCAGGTGCAACTGCTACTGTTTTAGTAGAAGATGTTGACGCAGGTTCTCGTTTATTTGTTACACATCAAAATAAATTTATAGAAGGTGAATTAATTACAGGCACATCTTCAGGTGCTCAAGCAAACATTGGTAAGTATAGAGCCAATCCAGTTCAAAACATACAACAACTTTTAGATTACGCTGATGTGGATAAAACTATATCAGGATTCTTAACTAAATTTAGAAATTCATTTTTAACTTCTATACCTGATACATTAGATGGTGATGTTAACAAAAGAAATCTAATTAAAAATATTAAATCACTTTATCAAGCAAAAGGTACAAAACGTGCAAGTGAAATATTTTTTAAACTATTATTTAATGAAGATGCTGAGATAAGATATCCAAAAGATAATATTTTAAGAGTATCAGATGGTAAATGGGATACAAAAAAAATATTGCGTTGTATTGAGGTTGGCAGTTTTGATGCTAGTAATCTTATTGGACAAACTATAACGCAAGCAAATAATTTAACAGATCCATCTATTAATGAGGCAACAGCTATTGTTGAAGATGTGTTTAAATTTATTATAGGCGGACAAGAAGTTGTAGAATTAGTTTTAGGAGATAGTTCAGTAAATGGTACGTTTGTTTCAGGACAAACAATAACTGGAACAAGCAATATTGATTTAGACGTAACCATATCTGTTACAGTTACAGGTATTATTAATAATAAAGTTATAACAAATGACGGTGCATTATATAGTGAAGGTGATAGTGTATCGTTAACTGCTGGTGGAACAGGAGCATCTTTAAAACTTGGACCAGTCGGTTCTGGCTCAATACAAGAAATTGTTATAGATGATGGTGGTACAAATTATGAAGTTGGTGATGTTGTTAATTTTAGTTTTGGTAATGCATCAGCTAAAGTTTCTGTTGTTAATGGAGGTGTTACATTAGAAGATGGTACAGGTTCAGGTCAACTTATTTTAGAAGATGAAACAATGGCTGATGACTCATATTTTGGAAATAAAGTTGTACAAGAAGTTGGTGGTAATGTAGGAGATATAACAGACATTCGTTTAATATCTAATGGTAATGGATTTACATCTTTACCTACACTTACAGTTACATCTAGTTTAGGAACAGGTGCAAAAGTTTTAGCATACGGTTCTGAAATAGGAAGAGCATTAACAATAAATGTTGTTGAAGCTGGATACAATTATCAAGCCTCTCCTGCTCCAACAATAATTTTACCAACATATCTTTTAGTAACCAATGTTTCAGGAACGTTTACAGTAGGTGAAACTGTTTCTGGATTAGGTTCAGATGGTTCATCTGTTATAACTGCTACAGTAGTTTCATTTAATACAGACACAAACATATTAAAATTATCAGATACGACAGGAGTGTATGGAACAAATATTACTATTACAAGTTCTGGTGGTGCAACAGCGACTGTTAGTAAATTAGAACAAGCGACAGGTACTACAGATGTAGCTGGTGTAATTACAACCGATGGTGCTTTTTTAAATGAAGACGGTTGGGTATCTGAAGATACAATGAAAATACAAGACAGTTTATTGTATCAGGATTACTCATACATTATTAGAGTTGGAAGATCAATCAATGAATGGAGAGATAGTTATATTAAAACACTTCACTCTGCTGGTTTTTATTTTCAAGGTGAAATTACAATTGAAACTCAACTAGATGCTCAGATTAAGAGAGTGACAGGAATAAATTCTGGTGTATCAGAAATTTTAAGATCAGTAATAACAAGACTATATTCATTTGTAGTTGGAAGAAGATTAGGTACTGAAACGGATGGTACTACATTAAGAGTAAATGCTAAATTAGGTGTATCGGCTGATTTAGATGATGGCACAATTACTCAATTTGATAAAACAACAAGAGATGTTACTTTAAAAACACAACCAATTAATATTGATTATGTAAGTAGAGTTAGAAGAAATTTATCTGATACATCAGGCGATTTAGTAAATGTAAGACAAGGATTTGCATACGCTGGGCCAAGATTTGGTGTTTTAAACAAATTTATTAATACAGCTTTTGGAGTTACTGCAAACAATTCATTCAGTAGTAGTGGTATTACTTTTGCAATATTAAATGATATAAAAGTTCAAGGTACAAGAACATCTTTAGACGGTTCAAATGCAATCTTTTTAATGACTTCAAGTGCTGAAGGAAGAAAACTTAAAACAAATTTTACAATTCCTGCACAAATAGGTGATGTATCAGGTAATACTATGGATGAAACAACAACAACATTTGATGATACTAATATTACAATGGATGTAGGATAACATATAAATAGTAAGAGAGAGATATGGCAAAACAAACAATAAACATCGGATCAATCGCAAATGACGGCACAGGTTCAACACTTCGAGCCGCTGGTGATTTAGTCAACGACAACTTTAATGAAATCTATTCATCTATTGGAGATGGTACAACTTTAACAAATATATTAGCTGCTGGATATATTACAACTTCATCAACAGATACTTTAACGAATAAATCTATAAGTTTAACAGACAATACAGTAAGTGGTACAACTGCTGAATTTAATAGTGCTTTAAGTGATGGTTCTTTTGCTACATTAGCAGGAACAGAAACGTTAACGAATAAAACTTTAACAGATGCTGTTGTAGTAACCAATTCAGATACAGGTGAAGTTATACCAGGTAAACAAGCTGACACTAACTTTCCAAACTCTTTAATAATTGGTCACTCAACTACTGGAACTTTAAGTGGTAATGCGACTACTCAAGGTAAAAATACAGCAGTTGGTTTAAATTCAATGACAGCACTTACTTCTGGATTTCAAAACACTATATTAGGAGCTTTTGCTGGTCAACAGTTAACTACAGGTGTTAATAATTTATTTGTAGGAGCAGTTGCTGGTCAAAACGGTACAACCCACAACTCCAATACCTACGTTGGTACTAATGCTGGAACTAATGCTACAGGAAGTAGTGGTGTTGCATTAGGTTATGGAGCTCTTATTAATTCAACAGGCTCTCAAAATATTGCAATAGGTCAATCTGCTGGAGATAATATTACAAGTGGTGCTGGTAATGTAATTATTGGAACTACAATAGACGCACCATCAGCAACAGGCGACAGACAATTAGTAATTGCTGGTTATGATGGTACAACAACTACAACTTGGATTAGTGGAGATAGCTCTGGAAATGTAACAATCGGTGGTGCTTTAACAGGTACAACATTAACAGGTACAACAATTGATGCTAGTAACAATACAATTTCAAATATTGAAGTTGCTAACTTAGCGTCTGGTGTATTAGACACAGATTTAAATTCAGTTGCAGGTACAGATACTACACTTGCATCAGCAAAAGCAATTAAAACTTATGTAGATACAATTGCAGCTGCAGGTATTCATTACCATGATCCTGTAAGGGTAGAATCTCCTATAAACTTAAATGCAGCTTACGATAATGGAACTGCTGGTGTAGGTGCAACATTAACAAATTCAGGTACTTTAGCAGCCATTTCGATTGATGGTGTTGCTTTATCTTTAAATGATAGAGCTTTAATTTACAATCAAACAAATGCAGCTCACAATGGTATATATTATGTATCAACTGTTGGTGATGGTGCGACTGCTTGGGTATTAACAAGAACAACAGATACAGACAGTTATGGTGCTTCTGATCCAGATTCTTTAGGAGAAGGTGATGCATTTTTCGTAAGAGAAGGTGCTACAGGTGCTGGTGAGTTATATGTAATGACTACAAGTGGTACAATTACATTTGGTACTACAAATATTACATTTTCTGTAATTGCTGAAACAGCAGTATATTCAGCAGGTCAATCTTTAACATTATCAGGCACAGAATTTTCAGTAACATCAGGTTCTATAAGTTCAACACAACTAACAAGTGCTGTTCAACTACAAATATTAGACAGTTCTGGATCAGTAGTTAAATCACTATATGGTTCAGGATCGTAATAAAATGATTATAAATATAAATGAGGAATAAGAAATGCCAGCAATTATAACAAACAAATTTAGAATGAACAATGCGGAACAGTTTTCAGAATCGTTTTCTGAGGCTACTCCAACAGTTTACTATCTAGGAATAGGTAGAGCACAAGAATTTGGTACTTTAACAAGACCAGACGGAAGAACAGACTACGAAGGAACTGAAACTGCACCTATTACACCAGGTGATAGTGTATTAAACGAATTTAAAAACTTTGACGATTTATTAGCTGCTAAGAAAATTACAGCTTCAGATGTGTCTTTTGTAATACCAAGAAGAAACTGGACGTCTGGCACAGTTTATGATATTTACAGACACGACTATGAAGAATATGTAACAGGCAGTACGTCAACAAGAGTAACTTCAAATAGTGGTGCAACTACTTTATTTGATTCAACTTTTTATGTTTTAACTTCAGATAGAAACGTTTACAAATGTTTAGATAATAATGGCGGTGGAACATCAACAGATCAACCATCTGGTACTTCTACTTCAGTTATTACAACTTCAGACGATTATAAGTGGAAATATATGTACACTTTATCGGCGTCACAACAAGCAAATTTCTTATCTACAGATTTTATGGGAGTTTCAACAGACTCAACTGTAAGTTCAGCTGCTGTTGATGGTGCCTTAGATGTAATTAAAATTAAAACTGCAGGATCAAGTTATACAGTTTCAGGTGGTGCAACATCAGGAACAATAACTGCTGTACCAATAAAAGGTGATGGTACTGGTGGAGTTTGTTCAATTACTTTAACTTCAGGTGCAATTACAGCTGTTACAGTTACAACAAGAGGTACAGGATATACATCAGGCTATATTAGAAACGCTGATATACTTACAGCAACAAACGCTGGTGGTGCTGGTTCAGGTGCCGAACTAGATGTTATTATTCCACCAAAAGGTGGTCACGGATTTAATGCTGTAGAAGAATTAGGTGGATTTTTTGTAATGTTAAATACAACACTAGAAGGAACTGAAAGTACAAATTCAGGAGACTTTACAGCTGCAAACGACTTTAGAAAAATTACTTTAATTAAAGATCCAAACAACGCAAGTGGAACAGCTGCTTCAGCTGCAACATTAAGAGGAACATATGCAGTTAAAATTGCAAGTTCTCCAACACCAGGAACATTTACTGCTGATGAAGAAATTAATCAAGCAACAACAGGTGCTGTTGGTAAAGTTGTTGAATGGGATTCTGTAAACGGTATTTTATATTACATTCAGACAAGGCATAATGACGCTGGGGCTGATAGTGATGGAAATGTAACTGCCTTTTCAGGTGCAAATGTAATTACTGGTCAAGGCTCAAGTGCAACTGGTACACCAGACACTTCAACTCAAACAGTTGATCAAGTTGTATTTACTTCTGGATATGCTGCTCCAGAATTACAACATGACTCAGGTGAAATTTTATATGTAGAGAACAGAACCAAAATTACTAGAGCAACCGATCAAACTGAAAACATCAAACTCATTATTGAGTTTTAATAGGGGAAAATAGATAATGCCAAGTTCAACTGATTTTAATGTCAGTCCTTACTATGACGATTTTACAGAGTCAAAAAAGTTTCACAGAATACTTTTTAGACCTGCTTTTGCTGTTCAGGCTAGAGAATTAACTCAATCACAAACTCAATTACAAAATCAAATAGAAAGATTATCGGATCACCTTTTCGACAAAGGTGCAATGATTATTCCAGGTGAAATTGGATATGACTTAAAATATTATGCTGTTAAGTTAACATCTAAATCTGCTTCAAATTTAACAGATTATGTTGGAACAACTTTAACAGGCAATACTTCAGGCGTTACTGCAAAAGTAGTTAATTCTGTTGCAACTGATGGAACTGATCCAGATACATTATTTGTAAAATATTTTAATACAAATAGTACTGACAATACAACAATTACCTTTTCAGATGGTGAAACCTTAACATCTGATGGTTCAGGCAATCCAACTGTAGTTGTTAATACTACGGCAACAGGTTCAGCTGCACAAATACAAGAAGGTGTTTATTATATAAATGGATACCATGTACAAGTTTCAGGACAAACTTTAATATTAGAAAAATATTCAAGTACACCATCATATAGAGTTGGTTTAACAGTTACAGAGTCTTTTGTAACTTCGGGTGATGATTCATCTTTAAATGATAATGCACAAGGTGTTTCTAATACAAATGCACCAGGTGCCCACAGATTTAAAATTCTTCTTACACTAACTAAAAAGGCATTAGCAAGTACTGAAGATAACAACTTTTATGAATTATTAAGATTATCTAGTGGTACACTACAAAATCAAGTAAGATCAACTGAATATGCTGTATTAGAAGACACACTTGCTCGTAGAACATATGACGAGTCTGGTGATTACGTTGTAAAACCATTTGATATAGATATAAGAGAACATTTAATTTCAGGAAACAATAGAGGTATTTACACTTCAGGTAATGGTGGTGATGCTACTAAACTTGCAGTAGGTTTCTCTCCAGGAAAAGCATATGTTAAAGGATATGAAATTGATACTATAGCAACAACATATGTTGATGTTGACAAGGCTAGAGATTTTGCAACACAAAATAATTTTAATACAAGATTCGATATAGGTAACTTTGTAAATGTAACCAATGTTTATGGTTCTCCAGATATTGCTTCTACTTCAGGTGTTGAACCTTTTAAAGGTTTAACTTTACATAATGTGGCTACAAGTTCACGTGGTACTGTAAATACAGGATCAGAATCTTCCATAACACAAATAGGAAGAGCAAAAAGTAGAGGTTTTGAATATTCGTCTGGTACTGCGTCAGCAAATATTTTTTCAAGTTCAAGTTTAACAAGTGCTATTTACAAACATTATCTTTTTGATATTGTTTTGTTTACTCATTTAAATATTAGAACAGCTCAATCATTTACAACTGGAGAAGTTGTAACTGGTGGAACTTCAGGTGCAACTGGTGTTGTACAAACACATTCTACAACTGAAAGTGCTACAATTACAGGTATTAGTCAAGCTGATCCTGCTGTAGTTACAGCAAACAATAATTTTAAAGAAGGTCAACAAGTTACAATTTCAAGTGTATCTGGTATGACTGAAGTTAATGGTAATGTTTATACAGTTAGAAACCCATCAGGTACAACATTTGAATTATATGACACAGACGGAACAACATCTATAGATTCATCAGCATTCACTGGTTATAGTTCAGGTGGAACAGCTGCACATGGAGTTGTTGTAATTTCAAATGTACAAGGTGTATTTGTTACTGAAGAAACTATTACAGGTGGTACTTCAAGTAACACAGCTGTTATTCAATCAGATGCTGTAGGTTTAAAAGGCGTTACTGCATTTGATTTACCATCAGTTAAACAAATTGCAATGGCTGGTAGTCCAACGTTTACTGCTGATACAGCATTAGATGCTACAAATGGTGATAATTTTGTTTTAACTGGATCAATTGACGTTGGTTCAGGTTCTGCTGATGTACAAGGTATTAATACAAGATTTACTGAAGAATTAAAAGTTGGTGACTCAATTTCATTTACAAATGATAGTGGAAATATAGAAACAAAAATAGTAGAAGCTATTATTTCAAATTCAAGTTTAACATTATCAAGTGTAACTTCAGCTGCTTCTACAAAAACAATTGTAACAAGAAGACGTGCAAAATCACAATCACCTGAAAAAAATGTTTCTATATTTAAATTACCTTACAGTAATATTAAAACATTAAAAACAACTTCTAACAGTAATGCTTCAGATACAACATATACTTTTAGAAAACATGAAATTACATCTTTAACAGGAGATGGTATCGCAACTTTCTCAGCAGGTGTAAATGAAACGTTTGCTGATTTAACAGAAAGTGATTTCACATGTTCAATTACAAGTTTAGGTTCTGGTGGAACAGGTGCTGTAGGAGACATTTTAAGTCTTTCTGGAAATAACCACGAAGGTACAGTAATATTTTCATTAAATGTTGCTAAAACTATTTTAACAATTGATTTCGGTGCTAACTATGCTTCACATGATATAAAAATTTTATTAACTTTAAATAAAACTGTTGGAACTTCCAAATCTAAATCATTAAGTTCAGGTGCAACAGTTTCTATTTCAGATCAAACAACAATTGAAAGTGGAACAATAGGTTTAGCTAAGGCTGATGTTTATCAAATAAATGCAATTTATATGGCTGCTGATTTTAGTACAGTTGCAACTTCAAGTGATACAAATATTACAGACAGATTTGATTTAGATAATGGTCAAAGAGATAACTTCTATGACATTGGTAGAATTAAATTAAAAGATGGTGAAGTAACACCAACAGGTAGACTATTGATTGACTTTGATTATTTCACTCACAGTTCTGGTGATTACTTTGATGTTGACTCATATTCAGGAGTTATTGATTATGAAAATATTCCATCTTATACTTCTTCAGCAACAGGTGTAAGATATGAGTTAAGAGATAGTTTAGATTTTAGACCTAGAGTTGATGACGATTCAACTATAGACTCTGGTAACCAAGATAGATCATTTGATGGTACTGGTAATTCAGTTGTAAATCCTATCAAATTTAATTCAGATATAAGATCAGATTTTGAATATTACTTAGGAAGAGTAGATAAAATATTTTTAGATAAAGATGGTAATTTTAAAGTTTTAAAAGGCGCAAGTTCAATTAATCCTAGAGTTCCTGGTACTTTAGATAATGCAATGCATTTATACACATTGTACATACCGTCATATACTTTAGACACTTCGGAAGTTGGAATAGAACACGTTGATAATAAACGATATACAATGAGAGATATTGGTCGTATAGAAAGTAGAATTGATACTGTAGAGTATTATACTCAACTTTCATTATTAGAAACAGCTGCACAAAATTTACAAATACAAGACTCAAATGGTTTTGATAGATTTAAAAATGGTTTCGTAGTAGATAACTTTACAGGTCACAATATTGGAGATATAGGAAATAAAGATTATAAAGTTTCTATTGACTATGCAAAGGGTGAAATGCGACCTACATTCCACGAAGATGCTATACAGTTAATTGAAAGAGATGATGACGGTACAGAAATTACTGCAGCTGATAGAACAACATCAAATTATCAAAAGACTGGTGACTTAATAACTTTACCATATACAGAAGCAACTTTAATAGATCAACCTTATGCAAGTAAGGCTATCAACGTCAATCCGTTTGGTGTATTTACATGGATAGGTTCAATAGAATTAACACCTCCAGGAGATGAATGGAAAGAAACAGAAAGAGCACCAGAACTTGTTATTAATAATCCTAATGGTAGTTGGGATAACCTAACAAGACAAACTGGTAATAGTGGACAGTTATCTGAATTTCCTATGTCAACAGTTTGGAATTCATGGCAAGATACATGGACAGGAAGACCTATAGAAACTGAAAGAAGACGAGTTGGTACATACGAAAAAAGAGGTGGTCATGGTTGGAGAGTAATTGCAAAAGAAGAAGTAACTACTGCTCAACAAGTATCGCAAACAAGAACAGGAATTAGAGCAGTTGCAATACCAGAAACAGTAAGAACATCAATTGGTGATAGAGTTGTTTCTGTTGCATTTGTTCCTTTTATTAGAAGTAGAACATTAACATTTGTTGCAACAAGACTAAAACCAAATACAAAGGTTTATCCATTCTTTGATAATGTTGATATATCTTCATATGTAACACCTGATGGTGGTTCATTGGGTGGTAATTTAATTACAGATTCAAATGGTAGAGTTGAAGGTACTTTTGCAATACCTGATCCTAAAACTAGTTCAAATCCTAGATGGAGAACAGGTCAAAGATTATTCAGATTAACAAGTTCTTCTTCAAATAGTTTAACAAATGCAAACGTAGAAACAGCTGCAAACGTTGAGTATGTTGCAAGAGGTTTATTAGAAACTGTAAGAGAAACTATTTTATCAAGTAGAGAAGCTCGTGTTGAAATGAGAAGTGTTACCGAAACACAGTCTATTACAAGAACATCTACAAGAACGGAAGAAAGACAAGTTGGTTACCACGATCCTTTAGCACAAACATTTTTAATTGATGATGAGGGTGGAGTATTCTTAACCTCAATTGATATATTCTTTAGTACGAAAGATAGTGCTATACCAGTTACAGTTCAAGTTAGAGATGTTGTTAATGGTTATCCAGGACAAAAAATATTACCATTCTCGGAAGTAACTTTAAATCCTAGTGATGTAAATACAAGTACAGATGGTACTGTTGCAACTAAATTTACATTTTCAAGTCCAGTGTATATACAAAACAACGTAGAGTATTGTTTTGTTGTAATGGCTAACTCACAAGATTACAATGCTTACGTAGCAAGAATAGGTGAAACATCATTAGATTCAAATAGAACAATATCGGCTCAACCTTATGCTGGTGTATTATTTAAATCTCAAAATGGTATGACATGGTCTGCTGAACAAAATGAAGATATGAAATTCAAATTGAGAAGAGCAGAATTTAGTCAAGTTACAGGTACAGTCACATTAACAAACGACACTTTATCTACAAGAACACTTAAAAATAATCCTTTAAGAACAACAAATGGCTCGTCAGTTATTAGAGTATTCCATCCAAATCACGGTATGCACGGAACTGATAACAATGTTACGATTGCTGGTATACCAAGCGGAACTTATAATGGTATTGATACTACTACAGATCCAATTAATGGAACATATACAAGCATTTCAAATGTAACTTTAGACAGTTATGATATAACTTTAGGTTCTGGTACAGCAACTGCAACAGGTGATATTGGTGGTGCTACAGTTACAGCAACTCAAAATAGAACATTTGATGTTTTAAATTTAGGTGGTATTCAAACAATGAATGTACCTGGCACAACTATAGATTATTTTGTAAGAACATCTACAGGTAAATCAGTACACGGATCAGAAACACAATTTACATTGACATCAGCTGCAAATAAACTTGCCGTTGTACATAATGATAACTTATTTTTCACATCACCTCAAATGGTTGCAAGTGAAATAAATGAGTCAGGAGATACTGTATTAGGTGTTGCAGCAAAAGGTGTTGGCAAATCTTTCTATACAATATTAGAAATGACAACTACAAATACTAAACTTTCTCCTGTATTAGATACTCAAAGAATGAGTGCGTTTACAATTTCAAATAGATTAAATAGCCCTACTTCAAGCAATACTCCAGATTATCTTGCTGATACAAATAATTTAGGAACATCATCAGCTGCTGTGTATTGTACTAAACCAGTTATTTTAGAAAACAACTCTAAAGCATTAGACATAAGATTGACTGCAAACATTAGAGCAACATCTGAAGTAGAGATGTATTTTAGAGTTTCAGGACCAGATGAAGAAAGACAACTTGACGATATAAGTTGGACACCATTTAACACAGACGGAAGTCCTGACGTATCAATAACACCTGCTGAGGATGATAGTACGTTTAGAGAATACAAATATTCAGCAACCGATATACACGACTTTACATCATTCCAACTTAAAATAGTAATGAAAGGAACCAATTCATCATATCCACCTGTATTAAGAGATATGAGAGGAATTGCATTGGCTATCTAATATGACAAAATTACAAGTTGAAGGGTTTGCAAGTTTAGTTAGAGATACAAGTTCTAACGCAATTGTAAATGTAAATAAATCTGATTATCAAATTTATATGAGTCGTTATAAAGGTAGAGAAAAACAAAATGATGTTTTAAGAGATACAGTAAAAGAGATAAATAATTTAAAAAGTGAATTATTTGAAATTAAAAAATTATTAAAAGAGGTAATTAAAAAATAATGGCTGCAAGAACAATATCAGCAACACAAACACTCGAAGAATTTAGAACCGAGTTTAATGCTTTATCTGAAACAGATTTTGGAGATATAGCAACACTTGATTCTGGTATTAGTGCAACATCAGTAATTGGTGCTGTAAATGAGTTATATACTTCTATTTCTGGAAGTTTAGGTTTCGATATTACTGACGGCTCAAATACTGAAACAGTTTCTAATACTCAAACAATTACTTTTGCAAGTACAGCTAATCAAGTTACAGCTACAGTTTCAGCTACAGATACAGTTACATTTTCACTACCTAATGATGTTACAATTTCTGGCAATTTTATTGCAAATGGTTCAGGTACACATAAATTAGGCACTATTGATGTTTCTGGTAATACAATTAGTTCATCAGATAGTTCATCAGTTACAGTAAATGACGGATTAACAGTTAATGGAACTATTACAACTAGTACAATAAACAGTACATCTGGAGAAGTTAATTTTGGAAGTAACAATATCATAACAACTGGTTACATATATACATCTACTGTAATTGCTTTTGAGGGGTCTACAGCAGATGATTTTGAAACAACATTAGGAGTTGTTGATCCAACAGCAGATAGAGTTATTACTTTACCAGATGAAACTGGTACTGTAGTTACTACAGGTAGTACTGGTGTTATAACTGGAACAATGATTGCTTCAGATACTATAGCCGAAGCAAATATGGCAGATGATGCTATTGGGCAAGATCAGTTAAAAAATGTAGTAACTTTGCAGATTTTAAACTCAACTGGAACAGTTGTAAAAACAATTTACGGCGCAGGAGCATAGAGTTATAAATATATAAATAAGTAATAAGAGGTACTTACTGAAATGAAAGTGGTACCAAGAATAAAAATGGAGAAATTATGGCAGTAAGAAAACCTTTATATGAAGTAAGTGGAAACTTACGAGAGATGGACACTACTATGGTCGATGCAATCGTAGCTAGAGCAGTTTATCAATATTCATTAAGTCCTAGTGTTACTTTATCTGTTGTAGGTTCTGGTGGTAACATCGGAAGTATTACAGATACAAGAAAGCAAGCGGGTGCTCAATCAACAAGTACAACTTCAACACCTAGTGAAGCTACAACAGCAGAACCTAGTACAGTTACAGTAACATATGATAAAATTAGTTCAAGTAACGCTTCAGTAACACCTACAAGTGATACTGGTAAAACTTGGCCTGTGTACTATAACGCAAGTGGTCAAATCCAAGCAATGACTTTGGCAGATGTAAAAGATACATTTTTACATCCTGCAATTGACTTATTAGCTTCAGGTTCGTTAACATCATCACAAGCTGGAACATATCATATTTCAACTTCAGCTTCTGTCGCAGGTTCAACTGAAGTATCAGGATCATCAACACCAATCTTTTCAGATACAAGAGCAGATACAGGTGCTTATTCAGCAGATTCAATTCCTGAAACACTTGACCAACCAACAACAGTTACAAACTATTATTTACATAGAATTGATGGTGTAAGTGCTACATATACTGAACCGTTCTTTTTAGATGGTTCTAATAACGTTAAAGAATATACAACGGCTGCATTTGACTCATTACTACAAGAATGGACTAGATATACAGCTGCTTCATCTACTGACGGTTATGCTTTAAGTTACACGTTAGGAACTACAGCAACAGGTAATACAAGAGGTTCTGGTATTGCAGATACTATTTTAAATGGTTCTGGTAACTATCAAACTCGTTTTGTAAACATTGATGATTATAGAGCACAAGAGTTTCCTGATGGTTCAGCAGTAACAGCTAACACATATTATTTACGAATTATAAAATCTTAATAAATAGATTTAAAAACTATATTATGAATTATGAATATATTATTAACTGGTAGTGAAGGCTTTATAGGCCAACACCTATTCAACTTTTTAAAAATTAATCACAAAGTAATTTGTCTGGATAAACAAACAGGCAATGATCTGCTTACTTGCGACTTAAAATATAACGTAGATTTAGTTATACATCTTGCTGGCCTTTCTGGTGTACGAGATAGTTTAGATAGACCTACAGAATATTGGGAACAAAATGTAATCGCAGGTCAAAGACTTTTTGATTATTTCAAAGATACAAGAATCTTATACGCAAGTTCATCAACAGCACACGAGCCTTGGAAAAATCCATATGCTATGAGTAAATATAGCCTTGAGCAAATTGCTCCAGAGAATAGTGTTGGTATGAGATTTACAACCGTGTATGGTCCTAACGCTAGAGATACAATGTTAATACCAAGAATATTACGAAATGATGTTCCTTATATTAACACAAATCATAGTAGGGATTTTATACACGTTGACGATTTAGTGAGAGCGATAGACAGTTTGATTAAATCAAACTTAAAGGGTATTACAGACATAGGTTCAGGAAGAACAAACAACCTTATAGAGTTGGTTGATTATTTTAAAATTGATTGTAAACGTGTTGTGGGAAATACGTTTGAACGATTAGATAACCTTGCTGATAATACCCTACTAAATACAATTGGATGGTCACCAAAAATTGACTTATATAATTATATAAAGGAGAACCGAAATGATAACTGAAGAATATTTAAAAGATAATTTTTTAACTGCATATTTTATAGATAGTGAAAGACAAAATATAGAAGTGCAAACAACAACTGAAGATAAGAAAAAAGTTTTTACTACTATTATTCCATATGATGAAAATGGAGAGCAGTTTAAAGCTCTGTCAAAATTTATGAACCTTGATCAGTTGCACGAATCGACTTATCAAAAACATAAAAATGAAAGAAAATTATTTGAAGAATCTGTGATAAGAATTGCACAAAAAACTGGTCTTATTATGGATAGTGAAAAAATTGATACTAAATTTTATCCAACTTTAGTAACTTCTTTGTTTGAGGATCAGGATGACGCCGATCACGTTTTTGCTTTAAAACTTGCTTTATTTGAATTAGACTCTATAAAAGATTCTACAAATGAGGATGCTAAAAAAGAATTAAGAAAAGCTAAAAATAAATTAGATATTCTTTCAGCGGCTATTCAATGTATGGGTAAGAAATAATTAGAATACCAACCTGTCCATCCTTTTTCTTGTAGATGGTGCATTTGACCTAACGTACATACACTAAATTGAGATGGTTGTTGGTAGATATAATCTTTAATTGAAGGACATACTTTATCGTATGTTTCATATTTAATATTTTTATAATACCATTCATCACTACCTCTAGTATATGTACTAACAAAAAATTCATCATTTTTCTTAAATTTATCCCATATGTAGGATACATCACCTGTCCAAGATACTATTGATGAGTTTAAAGGTGTATGAGCTGGTTCTCTCCACCACGTATCATCTAATAATGTAAAGTTTTTTCTTATAAGATTAGGAAGTTTATCATAGATCACTAAATCTAAATCAAAATATAGATTTTCATCATCTCTAAATCTGTCATACATTTGAAGCTTATTGAACCAATTGCCATATAGATCATTTTCTATAACTTCAAAACTATCATACTTTAGACCAGAGTATTCATCTATCATATGTTTTAAGTTGTCAACGTGCCATTGAGTAAACTTTTCACCAAATCTACAACAAATAATTCTCATTTATTTTTCTTCCTACACCTGTAAAGTGTATAACTTTTAGTTTGTCATTTACTTGTTTATCTAATATCATATAATCAGTATTAAACTTTTGCATATACATTTTATTTAGCTTTAAATTTTCTTTATAATCATCTGTGTATTTAGCAATCCATTCACTAGGTGTTTTAGTTAGTTTTGCCTTATGTTCTAATATCTTCCACTTGACATAATTTTGTTCACCATAATACTTCTTATGTACGGTGCCTTCCTTATAGAAATGTAATTGCCAGTATTCAGGATTGAGTGCAAAATCATCCCATACAAATTTTAAACTACCTGATTTAAACTTATAAAAACCACCATTGATACCTAGTTTATTTTCCCACCATTGGCCATATGTAACTAACTCGTTTTCTTTCACTGGATAATTAAGTAAATCATCTATATTATTAACAATAACTTGATCTATATCCATAATAATAATATCATCGCCTGGATTTTGATATGCAAATTGAGGGCTGAAAAATTTTAGTTTATGCCAATGTTTTACTATATTACTATTGTGATTGTAAGGTAAAACTAAATCTGCTTTGACATCTGTATCACTTAAACATACAAATTGAAAATCTACCGTTGAGTTTTTTCTTAAGCTATCGTGCAATCTAGTAATGTAATCTGGTGAATAGAAACCGTCAAAATATACTGTACATATTTTAAGCATTTAATTTTTTCCAAACAATATCAAATCTTTTATTAATTGTATGACACATTATAACTTCATCTGGTACCCAAAGTTGTTTAGAGAAAAAGAAATGCCATTTAGAATCTAACCATAATACAGGTATATTATTCTCCTTTAATTTAACTGAAAATAATGTTTCATTATCCCATCCAAAGTAGTGTGTTATTTTTTTCGGCCACATATCGTGTCCATTTTTTAAACTACTCATTAAAGATAGATTGTTATCGAAATCATCAAAGTATTTTAATTTAACAATATGTTCTTTATTTGCCCCAATTATGCCTGTGTTTATGACATTATTACGAGGACTTAAACCTTTTTCAAATAACATAGCTTGAGCGTTATAATATTTTGCTGTTGGACTTCTTATTGTTGTTGATGTTTCTGTAACCGATTCAATTTTTGATACCGCATCCGAATTATCTAATACTGCTATACCTTTTGTTAAATCCCAATGTTCAAAGAAATTTACAAATTTCATAGGAACAACGTCAAAATCTAAATAGAGTATTTCGTCATAGTTTTTTGCTAACTCATACATCAAATGTATTTTATAAAAATTAATTACATTATAGGTTGTTAAGTATGGATACTTTGTTTGTAATTTTTTTTGATAATTAATATAGTTTGAATCAAACTCAAACATTTTAAATTCAATATTATTAGCGAAAGCGTAAGCTTGTTTGCACGCCACTAAATCATCATAATTATCTTTAAATTGACTTTTTGTTACATAGTTTATAGGAGGATCACCTTCTTTTAAAACATTTTTATCAAATATATCAAGCTCTTCTTTTGGAATGTCAATATACAAACTATAAATTACTCTTTTCATTTAAACTTTCCTATCAGTAAAAATCTAATACCACGCTCATCTTTAATTTGATCTTCTATCATAACTTCAGCATTATCAGGTAATTGTTTTTTAAATTCTTCTATATTCTTAGCGCAATTAATATGACCTTCTATATCAAACATATTATTTGAGGTAAATGCAAAGTATGGTTTGTTCTTTCTACATATCCATTCCCACATAGGCCATTCTTTCATAGGTGCCATATGCTCGCAAGATGTGTTTATAAAAAGATTAGCACTTCTATATTCATTTAGTTTTAAATCATCAAATATATCCTGACATCTAAATTGCACATTTTTATAATCATAGAACAATCTATTTGTAGCAATATTAATAACTTCTTTATCTTTATCAATAAGTGTAATTTTCTTTATATGTTTATAAGCAGGTACAAATATACTGCCATACCAACTACCCATAATTACAATTTCATCTATTTTAGCATTTAGCATTTCAACATATTCTATTATTGCTCCTTTTGCTCTAAATTGATTTACACTATATGAGTCTAGTATATCAGGATTATGCCTGCCTTCTTGTATTATTCTTTTAAATAAATCTAAATCTATTTTATCAATCATTTTCTTATTATATAATCATTAATAACTAACAAATCTAATGCTGTTTTTTTAAATGTTCTTATTGCTTGTTCAGGTGTTTCTACTATAGGTTCTTGGCAATTAAAACTTGTATTTAATAACATAGGTATACCTGTTATTTTGTAAAATTCATTTATGATATTGTAAAACTTTTCATTAAATTTTTTATTAACTGTTTGTATTCTGGCTGTACCATCAACGTGTGTAATACCTGGCACTTTATCTGATTTAACTTTACATATTCTACTCATATATGGGCTAGGAAATTTTGTATCAAAATATTGTTTGTAATGTTCTTCTAATACAGCTGGTGCAAATGGTCTAAAGTCTTCTCTCATTTTAATTGTACTATTAATAATATCTTTAATATCTGGATTACGTGGATCTGCAAGTATTGATCTATTACCTAATGCACGATTGCCACTTTCTGATTTGCCTTGAAACCATCCTACTATTTTACCATCAGCGATGGCCTGTGCTACTTCTTTGTAATCAACTTTTTCATTACCAATATAGTCATATTCTTTACCAGCAAATGTTTTTGATTTATGTATATTATTGTTTAGTGTATAGTTAGCGTGTTGATATGTGCCTATTGACTGTCCTTCATCACCTACAGCTGGTGGTACAAATACGTTTTCATAATGTTTAGTAAATTCTTCATTCATATATCCGTTATAAGCAACACCACCTGCAATACAAAGATTATTGCAAGATTTTAATGGATAAACGTGTTCTTTTATTTTATCTATAGTAAATTTTTGTAGGGTATATGCAAGGTCTTCGATACTATTTAATCTAATTTCTTTAAAGTGTTCTTGTTTTTTTTCGGTTATCTCACCTGCAAGTATTGTTTCAAATACATTATAATAATACTCACTATATTTTCCATATCCTACTTTACCCATAAGTTTACTTGCACCAAGTGTACCAAAGCCTGTTAAGTTTGACATATGATTCCATAGCCAACCAATAGGCAATTTATCAGATAAATCAATTAAGTTTTTATTTTTATCAAAAAACACACATCTATATTTTGATCCTATACCATCAATTGCTAGTATATCTGATTGTTCAAAACCTGAATTAAGAAAGGCATATGCGGCGTGTGATTGATGGTGATCTATAAAGTAAAGATCATCTTTTAAATAATAGTCCCATAGTTTCTTCGGGTCATAATCAAATATATCTTGTGGTAACTTATCTTTGCATTTTCTTATGCCGCCAAACGTATATGTAAATGCTAGAATGCCATTTGTACCATCTCTTTTATTTGTATCCCAATATTCTTCAATAAACTCATCATTTAATCTGTAATCGCTAGAATTTAATATATCTGATTGATGAGCATATGCTTCAGCGTGATAAGGTAAATTATGTTTAAATCTAGTAAATCTTTCTCTTTGATTATGAAACACACCATCATAGGTATTGTGGTCGTGTAAATTAAGTGCTACGGAATATATTTTTTTCACTCTTTTTTCTCCATTATATTTTTTCAGTTCAGGATAGACATCAAATAAGCTTGCTTCCCATTTAGTGCCTTCATAATATTTATCTATTTTTAAAAGATAGTCAATTGTATCCAAATAAGACAGGCCACCATTATCTTCTTTTAAAATATTTTGAATATCAGGAAAGTTTTCGTACTTGTCTATAAGTACTTTCTTTAAATCATCTGGCAATACATTTGCACATAACTTTGCTGGTCCTCTTATATTAGACCAGTTAATTTGTTTAAATAGTTTTTTGTTTTCATCAAACCAGTTTATAAGTTCATAAAATCTTAATACACTTAAAAAAGATATTGTGCCATTTACATTTATTTGAACATTAGGATATTGCTTTACCGTTTTTATATTTTTAACTATATCTTCCCAATTTGATCTACGCCTAATATATTCATCTGTTTTACCTATACCATCAAGTGATACCGTAAATTCAAATAACTGAAAGTGTCTTATATAATCTGTAATCCTATATTTACCTTGTCCTAAAACAGACATATTAGTTTGAAATTTTAGTTTCATATGAGGAGCATGGCCTGTCTTTATAATTGCGTCAAGTAATTGATAAAATTGTTTCATAACTAGTGGTTCACCACCAATCAATTTAAGATTATAAATGTATGGTGCAAATTCAACTATCTGACCTATAATATCTTTTATCTGGCCTTTAAAAGGATTAAGTTTAACATCATTACCGTGTTTAAGAGTCCATACATTCATAACCGTTTGACCTTCTAATTCTTTTGAGTTCAATGTTGTAGTTCTTGTAGAAGAGTCGTAAGTGTGGCACATATAACAATCTAAATTACATTGATTACCAAATGCTTTTATTTGCACTTCAAAAATTCTATCTTTTATGTGACCTGTTTTTGTTTCTTTATAACGATTAACTGCCTTTCTTATACCTGCCCATATACCATCATCATTAGATTGTATCTTTAATGAGGCCTGTCGTCTGGATCTGCCATATTGTTTTTCTTGTTTAATACACGATACACACGATTTTTTTGTTAACTTTAAATCAGAGCCTGGTGTTGTCATTTCTTTTCGTAATTGATTTAGTTTAGGATCATTTTCAAACCAATCTCTTATAGATGTATCTCTTATATTAGGACCAAATTCAGATGATCTAGCCCACGAGCATGGTGCATAATTACCTTGTATATCTGTAAATAATAATTGAAAGGGTGCACCACAGAAAAATATATCTTGGTCTTTAATACTTTTATCTAATTCATCTAATATACAATTTTTAAACCATTCAGATGTATCTAATTTTCCATTGCCCAAATACTGATCACCTGGTCCTCCTTTAGTCAGATGTTTAGGTAACTTTTTACTCATAAGTTTTTACTCGTCATCCTCAAATGAAAAGATGTCCTCAAAAGGTGGACAAGTATCTTTTTTTAAACTTTCTGGTTTCATATTTTGCCACTTATACAATTCTGCTTTACCTATTGTTTGTATTAGATATGGTGTGTACTTAATAAACTTAAAATGATTTTCTTTTGTTCTCCATTTTTGTAAGTTTTTTGGAAAACAAATATTATATGAAGTATCCCAACCTTTATCTAAAACAGCTCCTGTGATCGTTTTGGCAATCATTCCAACTTCTATAGCCCAACTTTCTCTTCCATGTGGTATAAACCATTCTTCACCCATTTCCCATCTAGTGCCTGTTTTTGCACATTGCTCTCTAGCAAACTGATTACCTGGAGCAACTCTTGGTGTGAATATTAACGTCCAAGGTGCTGTTGCTATATGAAATAGATTAGGGTTTGCTTGATATGTAAATCCTTTTTTCTGTACATCACCATCAAAACTTATTTTATTGCCTTCACATAGGTCATATAAAATTTTACTTCTTTCTGCATTTGGTCCTAACACATACGCTTTGTAAGGAAAGGCTTTTTGTTTTGATGTTGCTAATGGATATCCTATTCTCAATATCTCCTCTATTTGTAATCTAGTAGGAATAATATCTTTTTTATAATGAACAACGTGGGCTCTTTTTTTTAATGAATCAGTTATACTCATAATACCCTCGCATATTTTGATACTGGAAAATGACCTTTAGGTTCAACCCATTCCATACAATTTTTACAATAATTTTCATACTTAAATAATCTAAAATTCATCATCTTGTCTATATTCTCCTGTGTTATGTCAAATGTTTTTGAATGTATAATATTATTAGCAAATTTCTTACTACAATGTACAATCTTTCTTGTTTCAAAGTTGATAACAGGCACCATAGGAAAAGCTGCACACATCTTACGATCTATTTCTGCAGCCTGAGTATGTACTGCCAATACATCATCTTTATTAGGTGTTCTACCATTAAATGATTTCCACATTGTATTTTTGTGATCTAACTGTTTCATTTCTTCTGGAAAGTTATCTTTGTATTTAAAATAATTAGGTGTCTTTACGCATAGATTGTAATTATTGTATTCATTTGGTTGTATGAAACCGTAAGGTGGTAGTAAATCTAAACTACCAAGTTTTTTAATTTCGTTTTCATAAAAATCTAATATATTATGTTCAATATAAAGTATATCAGAATCTTTTAGTATATGTGGATATCTTTTACGTACAAAGGAGTTTGATAGTACTGAACATACGTGATTAGGTCTACTTTTAACTTCAGCAATAACATCATCTAAATTTTTAATTAGGCCTGGCTCACCACCTAGAAGACAAACACGTATCTTATAATTTTTTAAATAGTCTAGTGTTTGTTTTAGGAAATCCATATCAACTGTCAAGTTTCTCATTTCTAAAGTATAGCTTGTACAGTAATGGCAATCTTTATTACAAGACATAGACATAAAAAAATCTATGGCTAAATAGTTTTCTTGTATTTCTTTTAATGTTTTCATATTGTAAACTTATCAAAAAAGAATTTATTTAATGCTACTAATAGTTTTTGTTTGGCTTGATCTTTGAAATTTAATTCTTCAAATATATAATCTGGCCTTTCGTAGGCCTTTTCTATTATATAATGATAGATGTCCTCAATGTCATCTGCTATCAAAGACTTATCAAGCACTATATCATTACCAAAAATATATTTCATTTTTTTAATTAACTCTAAAAGTCTAAAAGGTATTTTATCTGTTATGTCAATCATATTATTGTTACTATCAAAATAACAGAAAGTTTTAAAAGATGGACTAATTATTATTTCATTCATACTGTTGCCATAATTATATTACAAGTATTATCTATTTCATCATTTGTTAAATATGGATGAATAGGTAATGTTAGTATTGTATCACATATTTGTTGACTATTCAAGCAGCTATCTTTTCTATGTATAATAGAATTATACATTACATTTTCCGATATAGGATTAGGATAGTGTACAGCTGCACCTAGTCTTTTCTTTAAGGTTTCTCTTATTTCTTTATTTTTAACTCTAATAACATATTTGTGATAACAATGATTAACACCTTCATCAATTTTTTGAAGGGTAACTATATCTTTTAAATTATTATCATATCTTTTAGCTATTCTAAATCTCTTATCTTGCCATTCGTGCATTTTGTCTATTCTAAAATTAATAAATTCAGCATTGATTGCTAACATTTTAGAGTTAAATCCTAATACTTCATTATTACCGTGTCTTCTTAATTTTCTAATAAAGTCTGCTTGAGTTTTGTTGTCTAATAAAACAGCACCACCACCTGCAATCCCAGCAACAGGCTTATTTGCGTTAAAACTTAATGTTGCAATGTCACCATATGTTCCTGCATATTGACCATTTCTGTTTGCACCAAATGATTGACAAGCATCCTCTATTAGTTTTATATTTTTTTCTTCACAAAAGTTTTGTATTTCTGTCATATCAGATATGTTGCCAAACAGGTGTGGGTACACTATTGCCTTTACTTTATCAGAATACATACGTTTAATACTATCAATTGACATATGATAAGTTTCTAAATCAACATCACAAAATACAGGTGTTGCACCTACCATCGTTATACAAGAGGCTGTAGATATCCAAGAAAAGTTTGTAGTCATTATCTCATCGCCAGGTCCTAGATTAAGTGCCATTAGAGCAAAACGTAGAGCGTCTGTGCCACTAGCACACGTTACAGCATATTTTCTATTAATAATTTTTAAAATATGTTTTTCTAAAAATTCAACGTTTCTTTCGTTTTCTTTTTGCATAACATTATCAAAAAGCTTTAAGTATTCATCTTTGTTTGCTATATAATCTTTATACCAACTATCCATTATCTTTACCTATTATGTTATAATCTTTTAATAACTTATTTATTTTATTACTAATAGCTATATGTCCTAGTTTATTTGGGTGATTGTCAATTACGGATACTCTTTGTGGTGATTTTTTATTTTCCCATAGATCAAGTTTATCTTTAAATCTCCATCCTCCAAGTTTTTGTACAGGAGGCCATCCCATAAATTTAGATGTATCTAATTTGTTTTCATAGTCCATTATAGATTTTAATATAATTGATTCGTCTTTTGTTTTATTTCCTGGATATTTACTTTGAGTATTAGGATCCGCTCCAAAATGAACATCATTTTGACTTGGCTTAATACCTTCTAAATAATGTTCAAAAAGTTCTATCATTTGAAATTGAACATAAGGTATATTATATCTCTCACATAGTATTTGAAAATCTAAATAATGTCCTAAAGACTTTTCAACCCACCACGGTAGGTTACCATGTGTATCAATTCTCAAATTTTTCCAATTTGACCTCATAATAGTATCTTCTTTATAATCCTTTCTTGGAGCTTGTGACCAAGCAGCAATAACTAAACCAATTTGACTTTTATCGTCTATCTTAACTATTTCATCTCGTAAAGTCGTATAGATAAATTCATTGCCTTGTCCCGACCTAGCCATGTTGATAACTTTCATACCTAATTTTTCTGATAATAATTCAGGCCATTTTTTGTAACTAAAATCCATATCTGGATGAGATATAGAATCAAAGTCATCTGTTGTATTACTATCGCCACTAACTATCAGATACTTCATTGAATGCTCTTTCATATATGAATTCAGCTATTTTTTGTTGTCCAGCTGCATTAGGATGCCTATCTAATTCTGATATTTTATGTTCTTCTTTTAACACACTAAACTCTAAACTAAATCCTCCTAATTCTTCATCAGTTGGCCAATTAAGGTGTTTATCATTAAATTTGTATTTTGTGCTTTTTAGGGTTTCAAGTGTTTCATTTTTTAATTTTTTATATAAAGGACCTAAAACTATATTATTAGTATTTAATTTTAAATCTTTACTGTTGTTTTTTTCATATTGTTGTTTGTTTATTTCCCACAAATGTCCTCTATATAAACTTATCATTTGAAAATGTATGTAAGGAAGTTTTTCTTGTTTTAAAAGATTTTGAAAGGCATATTGATACCTAATGCTTCTATTTATCCAATAAATTAAATCACCTTTCACATCTTGTCTGTCATTTGTCCACTTATTCTTTACTTGAAAACAACGTCTAGGTGCTGTAGACCAAGCAGCTATAACTATACCAATTTCATCTTTAGGTGTGCTTTGTATATAATCTGATATAGATGAATAAATATACTCTTGTCCTGCACCACATTTACAAAGATTAACACACTCCATGTTTAGTTTTTCTGCCAACAGTTCTGGCCATTTAGGCCAATCACAATCCATTTCAGGATGAAATGATGAAATAAAGTTTTTATCTCCCCAACTACATCCACTAACTATTAATTTTTTCATACTTTGTTTTTTACTATTGATTTACCTTTTTCGTCTAAATGATGTTCTATTTTTATATTATCGTTTGGTCTAACTAGACAATGATATAAACAGTTTCTAGGCACTCTACTATGGTCACCTGCCTCACCTTCTTTCATTATTTTTTCAAATTCTCTCCATTCATCTGATAATACTATTTCATCTATGTTTTCTACATCACTTACTTTACTAACCTTTAACATTTTTTGAAATAAAGGTGTATTTAATGTCCATTCTTGGTCGCACCAACAACAAGGTAATAAATGACCTCTATTACTCATAGCCATTTGCATTTTACCATTCATACATTGAGCAACAAATTTACCTTCTAATTTATCTTTTTTATCTTTCATAAGGTCTAATATATCCTTTATATCCTAAATTATATTCTTTTTCCTTTGGTCTTAATGGATCATCTTCTCCCATCCAACGTGATGAATGTAAAATAATAAACATTAAACCATTATCTTTAGCCATTTGTTTTGCCTTTTCTAAATTGTGTTCGTTATAACTAAACACTATAAACTGCCATGATGGCGTTTGTTGTAAATGTTTCTTTGCCTCTAACATAACCTCATATAACTTTTGACCATCTTGGTTGATACGATACATATTACTTTCTTCGGGTAAACCATCTATTGCAAATATCCATTTTGCTTTAGTATGGGCTTTAAATGCTTTTATATACCAGTCTTTAGGCTTTTGTGATGAGGCATTATGTACTGTAACTTGTGTTCCTTTTTTATAAAGATATTCTAATATTTCAACAAATTTAGGATGATGTACAGGATCAGATAATTGACCACAGAAATTAAATGATGAAAAATAATCAGATAACTTTTTAATTTCATCCATCGTAGCATCCCGACCATAAACTTTTCTGCCTTCAAGTGTAAAGTTGGTCTGTCTTTGACATCTCATACACTCTAGTGGACACCTATTACTTATGTCAATGTTTATACCTTTTTTTGATCTTCTATAAAATGATATATCGCTCATTTACCTTTTCTTTCAAACATATTACCAGATGGATCAAACCATTCTTCTATTTTTAGTTTATCTTCACCATCATCTAAACAATGATGTTTACATACTGCAGGTATTTTGTCTAAATCACCTTCTTTTAAAGTATTATAAAACTCTTTCCATTCATCTGAAGTTATTATATCTTTTAAACTTTTATTTTTACTTATGTCACTAACATTTAATAACTTTTTAATTTCAGGATATTCAATCCATTTAGGTGTATCAATATAACAACAAGGTAATAATCTACCTCTATTATCTATAGCCATTTGTGTAGTTGATGATAAACATTTAGGCCTAAACTTTGTCATAACCTTTATCCTTATATTGCTCTGACCATATACTGTAATCTTTGTTTCTAGGTCTTAGCAGATCATCTTCAGAAAACCATTTTGATGAATAGGTTAAATTAAAATTTAGACCATTTTTTTTTGCTAATTCTCTTGCCTCATCTATATCATTTTCATTGTATCTGAATATAATGTATTGCCAACAAGGCGTAGTATTTAAATGTTTTTTTGACTCAATCATTATATTAAAAAGTTTTTCACCATCTTGGTTAATTCTATATAAACAACTGTCTTCAGGCAGACCATCTATACCAAATATCCATCTCATATCAGGATGTGATTTGAAAGCTTCTATGTACCATTCTTTAGATTTTAACGAAGACGCATTGTGAATTGTGCCACCTACGTTTTTCATTTTACATAATTTTAATATATCAATAAAATATTCGTTGTGAACAGGATCAGATAATTGGCCACAAAAATTAATTGTTTTAAACATATCAGTTATTTTAATGAAGTCATCTACTGTTAAATCGTGGCCAGGTATATCTTTGTTATTTGCATAGTAAGTTTGTCTTTGACATCTAGGACATTCTAATCCACATCTAGCTGATAAATCAACATTAACACCAGGATTTTCTCCGACATCTCTTGTAAAGAATTGTTGGTGGAAGAATGATGATAATTGTGGTTTTATTTTGTTTATGAATTTTTCATTGTTATACATTTTATTAAATTATCAATTTTATTTTGTTGTTTTGTCAAACAGATTGCAGGCCTATTCCAATAAACACTACCTCCATCTTTTTTATATTTATCCCTTAAATAAATGACCTCTTTTTTGAGCCATCTAAACTCCATGAATAGTCTAGGTGCAGGATCAAAGTTAGGTTTTGTATAGACATATGTTTCAAACTTACCTAATACATTTGTGATTGGCACCATTAGATTGTTTAGTTTAGGGTTTATAAATTTGTCATTGTATGTTATAATACCGTGATCAGGATAATTGTGTATGTGTTTTTCTACTTCTCTATAATATATTTCATTTGTGCCTAAAAACAAATACTTAAATTGTATATCTTCTTTTACAGGTTTGTATATACTAAAGTTTATTATCTTTTCAAATTGTTCTCCCATACCATTAACATATACATCATGGTCGCATAAGTCATAAACTTTTTTAGGTTTGAAATATTGTAACGCAATAGGATATTCTTTAACATGATTTTCAGAATATACAGATATAAGATTGCCACTAAACAATAAATGTAAAGTTAGAAGTTGATCATTATTGTAAGTATGTTTATTTAAGTATGCTAAAGTCAGCTGACTTCTTCCCATAATCAATGTTATATCGTTTGATGTGGGTGTGTAAAAATCAAATATTACATTTTCATATTTGACATAACATTCATTTAGAGCATTGATGTAAGATTGTTCAGAAAATCTATGGTCTCTTATAATTATTAGTTTTGCTTTTATACCTAAATCATTCAGAAAACAACAATGTTCATAACTATAATGTAGAAGACCATCACCAGGTTTAGTTGTACATACTATATTTACATTTTTCATACTATATTATAACACATTTTATAAAAACCGTCAAGTATTTATCGTCTAAATAACTATATGAGTTACAGTAGATTATTGACATATGGTGATGTTATACCTTTAAGATTCAAGTGTAATCCAGATAAGTTATTTGAAGAGGTTAAAGACTTTAAATTCCATCAATATAATCCTAGAAAAGACATACCGAGAAACGGTTTAAGTATTACAAGTTTAAACGGTGAATTAGATGGTATTGATTTAGACTCAATACCTGAATATAATAAAGAAAACAATGTACATTATACTGAGGCTGATTTTAATACTGTAACAGACGTATATCATAAAAGTGAAGAAGTACAAAAAATAGTTGATCCTTGGAAGAGATATATTTGCAGATCACACATATTACATTTACCAGAAGGTGGTTATTTTCCACCTCATAGAGATTTGCCTGTTTTTAGTGATCAACAAAAAAGTATGAGAATATTGATTCCTCTGAAAGAGTGTAATCCACCATTTATGTATTTTATACATGATGGTAAGACATTAAATTTTGAACATGGTAGAGCATATTTTGTTAATACTAATAAAATGCATAGTCTATTTTCATTTAGAGATAGTTATATGATAGTGTTAAATGTACAAAGTAATGACATTACATATAAAATCATAGGTGACAACTTTTTACATTCATAAATATTATAAATAGTAAATATTATAATGCCTCAAAAGGTGAAAATGCACTTGACGGCAATTATATAAATTAATAATAAAGGAAAATAACATGAGTACAACTTTTAAATTAGTACAGACAAGACCTACAACTGATGTTCAGTTTTGGGAAATAACTGACTCTGCCGTTTTAGCTAAATTTGAAGAATATAAAACTAGTGGAGATATAATTAGTTATGATTTTACAGGAACAACTACTGCTGATGGATTAACAAATACAAAACATGTTGTAGTTAAAGATGGTATTTCGATCTCAAGTTTAATAGCAAACGATCCAGTACTATCTCCATTTACAGCAAAACGTGAGCAACATTGTATTAACAATAATATATCATATAGTTTAGAATCAGAGTAATATATTATGGAATATTTTATTATGTTATTGGTGGGTTTTATATGGTATCAGTTTATTGCTATGTTTGGTCTGTCAATAGGCCTACATAGAAAATTTGCCCACAAACAATTTGAAACACCTAAATGGTTTGAGGCAGCTGTTTTATATCTTGCTATGTTAGCAGGTAGTAGATCACCACTAGGTTGGGTAGGCGCTCACAGAATACACCACAGACATTCAGATACGGAAGAAGATCCACATAGTCCATTACATAAAGGTTTTTGGAATGTGTTGGTAAATAACTGGAGAGTAAAACAAATACCTAGGCATTATGTAAGGGATCTATATAAGAATCCTCGTATAATGTTTTTTCATAAACATTGGTTAAAACTGCATATTGCAACAGCAGTTATAACGCTATTAATAAGTGTACCATTGTTTATTATGTTTGTTCTATCACCTTTAGTGTTAGGTTTCGTAAGTTACGGAATCTTTAATGCGTTAGGACATAATGATGGTAAACCAGTATATAACTGGTTGATAGGAATTTTATCTGCAGGTGAAGGACACCATGATGTTCATCACGCAAATCCTGGGCAGGTACAATTAAGTAAATACGATTTTGCAGGATTAGTTGCTAAAAAACTTTTTATATAATGACCTTTGATAGAAATAGTAGTACAGAATGGGTGTCCATGGACTTTAATGTTCCTTGTGATACCATATTAGAAGAATACAATTCAATAAAAGATAATTTAATAATTCATAGACCAGAAGATGGTCACAAAGATTGGTTCGCTGTAACTCTTTATGGTTTTGGCTCTGATAAGACAAATAGTCATTGGGAGTATAGACAAAAAGGATTAAAACCTTTTACTACAGATATAGGTGAAAAATGCACTAATACTATGAATTGGGTAAAAAGTTTACCATACTCACGTATAGATGATGTAAGATTTTTGGTAATAAAACCTAAAGGTTATATTGCAAAACATATTGATATACCTGAACAAAATTGGCTTGAACCTTTAAATATAAGTATTACCTATCCAGAAGGTAACAAGTTTATTTTAAATAACAAAGAATTGAAATATGAGCCTGGTATGAGTGTAGTTTTAAATATACATTATGAGCATTATGTTGAAAATAATTCGGATGAAGAACGAATACACTTATTAGTGCATGGCAAAAAAACGAAAGAATTTTATAATTATGTTAAAACCTTTGCACAGCCATAAACCAGCTACAAGTATTACTTTTATACCTAAAGACAGACCTGATATAATTCAACAGTTAAGTAAAATAACTTTTGATAGTAAGGATAAGCTTTATAAAAATTATGTGGATATGAATTGGTTATCTTTTGAAGCAATTAGTATATACACAATGAAAGATGAGATTGTAGGATTTTCAACTATATTAAAGAGAGATAAATACTTTGATAAAAATGAAGTGAGAATATTAAATAGATACTATGAAATGCCTAAAATGAGAAGAACATCAAAAATTATAGCAGACGACCACGTTTGCGAAATGGTTTTACAACAAATAGATATAGCAAAAAAACTAGGCTATTCCAAAATCTTTATTAGTAGAGAGAAGTCTTTACGATACTTTAAAAAGTTTATATATAACTTAGGACAAAAAACAAATACTATTTGGAATGTATCTGATATAAAGATACAAGTTTCACATGGTAGTGAGCAATACAAGGCAAGATTATGTTAAAAAGAGAACAATTACCAGCATTTAAAAAACTATCATATACATTTGATTATGAACGTATCAATGAAGTTGTTAGAAATATGCCAGTTGAACAAGAAGATGATTTGAAAGTTAAAGAAGGATACGGTGACCTTGTGGGTGGCAAAACAGCAAAACTACAAAAAGCATTTGGTTTAAAATTTACTTCAATAGAAGACGCATATCAATTTTTAGTTAATAATGATGTGGCTGAATCTGAATTATATAAAAACGAAAGTCAAATAACTAAAGCATTAGGTGGTAAGAGAATGGCTTGGGATTATAGAAGTTATGTTAAGCCTTATGAAAATTATATTGTAAAAGACAAAGATGGAAAGTATGAAGTTAATGGTTCTCCATATAAACAAATAGCACTTACAGAATATAATCCTGAAATGGAAGATCGTGTTTATGATAAAAAAATACCTAAAACACGATTAGATGAACGACACTATAATAAAGTAAAAGATTGGGTAAGAGGAACATACCTTGAAGAAGTATTAAAAAGTTTTAAAGCTGAACATACAAGAGCAAGAATTGCTGTTATGGATCCAGGTGCATTTATTGGTGATCATATTGATTATAATACTGACTATTCTGTACGTTATCATATACCTTTAACAACAAATGAAGATTGTGGCTTTCACGTTATTGATAGAAATGGTGTAAAACACGAACAAAAAATGTTACCAGGAGAGTGTTGGTTTTTAAATCAAGGTCTTAAACATAGTGCTTGGAATAAAGGAACAACTACAAGAGCTCATATTATTATTTCGTTTTTGACACAAGAGGATTTAGATGTCTAATTATATTGAAACTAATTACAATACTGACAAAAAGTTTTTTAAATCATATATTAATAATAAGTGGGAAGATAGTAATGTTTTATATAAAGAGTATATGTCCTGGGAGAATAATAAATTTTTTGTACAAGAAATAAAAGATTTTGATAGGCCTTTATTAAGAGAAATAAAAAAAATATGGAATTATTTAGGAATAAGACCTAAAGAATGGAGATGTAATTTTTTTAGAGTTCTTCCTGGTGGTGAATTACCTTTACACGTTGATGTATTGAGTAAAAGTTCAGTTGTTATTCCAGTAACGGAAATGACGGGACCTTTATATTTTGGCGACGGCACGGAAGTGTTATATCAAAATATGACAGTAATTAATACAAAAGTAGCTCACGGTGTAAAAGCACCTACAGTTGAAAGAATAGTCTTTCATATGGGATTGCATGACATACCTTTTGAAGATATAAAAACAAATGATTAATGACTTAGCATTTTTATATTTGGATTTACCTAAATTTAATACTACCGTTTCTCTTATTGAAAGATTAGAAAGAATAGTAGATGAAAATAGTTTTGATGATAAATTTAGAAACTGTCGCCACATACCAATCTATGTAAGTGGTGGCAATACTTTAGAAAATAAAACTACAAAACAATGGTCGTCAGAAAGTGATCAATTACCTGAAATTAGATCATACATAGAAAAGTATGTACAACCATGGGCAGGTGATTTAGGGCGTATCGTAGTTATTTGTACATTACCTAAGGAAGCTAATCCAACACATATAGATTGTAGCCGTAAAAACTTTGCGAACAATACACTAGAACATAAATTTAGAGTAGTTATAAGAGGTCAAACAGACAATCTATATTTTAATGGGCAAGAAGAAAACTATCATATAAATGAAAATCTATTACAACACCCTTTTATGATGTCAGGTTATTGGCCTCACACTATGGTTAATAATGATAATACTATGAAATTTACACTAGCAATGGGATCTCCTTGGGATGCTGATGACTCAAATAAAGAGTATAAAGATTTAATATCTGATTCATATATAAAGTATAAAAATTCATATATATCAAAAAAGGATATGAAAATGCCTAAATATATTGATGATTATTTTTCAAAAAAATAAAGTAAAAAACAAGTATAAATAGTATTATGGCAGCAGTAGCAAATTATGTAATACATCAAGGAACTACGTTCAGTTCAGCAGTAACCGTAAGGGACGCTTCAGGAAACCCACTAAACTTAGATGGATATACTGCAAGTGCAAAGATGGCCTTAGGTTATGCTTCAACAAGAACAAGAACCACTATTACAACAACTTTTGATGCCGATAGAACAACAGGTGTTATAACACTTTCTTTAACTGCAGCTCAAACTGCAGCTTTAGACGCACCAGCACGTTATGTTTACGATTTAGATATAACGGCAAGTGACAGTACTGTAACAAAAATAATTGAAGGTTTAATCACCGTTAAACCAAACGTTTAATAATAGGAGAATAAAATGAGTAGTGAATTGAATACACAAACAGATGTGAATAAAGAACAAACTTTTACAATTGATGGTAAAGACTATAAAAGAAGTGAGTTAAATACAAAAACTTTAAATAGTATTATCATTAGACAAGACCTACAAGCAACTAGAGTTAAGTTGTCTTTAGAGTTAGAAAAAGTTGCTATTTTACAAAAACACTATGATGATATTATTGCCACTGAATTGGGCATTGATACATCAAAAGAAGCTGAAAAAAAGTAGTTATTAACTAGTTTTACATTACCTTATTATTATAAATATTATAAACTTACTAGTAATAAGGTAATATGTCAGACAGAATAACAGCTACAATTAATAATAATACTTCGGGACCGAGAAACGTTTCCGTTACTGTTCCATCAGCTTCAACTAGACTTAATGCTCTAGGTGATGTTAATGTATCAACATTAAATGATGGTGCAATGCTTCAATATGATAATACTTCTAAAAAATGGACAAGTCGAAATGATATAAAAACTGAAAGTGGAAATTTAATATTAAACGGTGGCACATTTTAAAAAATAGGGAGAGATTTTAAATGGCAACAATAATCAAAATTAAACGAACCACTGGTGCTAATGCACCCAGCGGCCTTAACCAAGGGGAACTAGCTTATGTCTATGATACTTCAGCAACCGATAATGGTGCTGGTGGTAATGGTTATAGGTTATTCATTGGTGATCCAACATCTTCATCTAATTCAGCAATAGAAATTGGTGGTAGATATTACACACAACTTTTAGACCACACACCAGGAACGCTAACTGCGTCTTCTGGTTTAGTAGTAGATTCTAATAAAGCAATTGATGAATTGCTTATTGGTAATAATGCTACCACAGGTGGTACAATAAAATTAAACGAAGGTACTAATAACGGCGCACATTTTGTAGCTCTTAAATCTCCCAACTCATTAGCTTCAGACGTTACTTATACTCTTCCAGGTACTTACTCAAATGGTCAATTCTTAACAGTTGACGGTTCTGGTAATTTAAGTTTTGCTGCTATTCCATCAGGTTCATTTACAATTGCTGGTGATAGTGGTACTGACACATTTACTACTGGTCAAACTTTAACGTTTACTGGTGATACAGGAATTACTACATCTATTACAGATAACGAAGTTACAATAGACTTAGATGACACTGCTGTAACTCCAGGTAGTTATGGTTCTTCAACTGCAATTCCAACATTTACTGTTGACCAACAAGGTCGTTTAACAGCGGCTGGTACGGCTACAATATCAACAACTTTAGATATTGCTGCTGATAGTGGTACAGACGATGGTGTTGCATTAGGTTCAGACACATTAACATTTACTGGTGGTACAAATATTGATACTTCAGTTTCAGGTGATACAATTACAATCAGCACACACGCTGACGTACTAACAGCTTCATCAACACACACTTTAACAAATAAAACATTTGACGCAAATGGAACTGGTAACTCAATTTCAAATATTGAAGTTGCTGACTTAGCGTCTGGTGTTGTTGAAACTGATTTATCCGTATCTTTAACTACAGATGACAGCACTCTTGCTTCTGCTAAAGCAATTAAAACTTATGTTGATAATCAAGTTACAGCACAAGATTTAGATATAAGTGCTGATACAGGTAGTGCTTCAATTGATTTAGATAGTGAGTCATTATCATTTGTTGGTGGAACTGGTATTAATACAACAACTGATAACTTAACTAAAGAATTAACAATAGATATAGACAGTACTGTTGCTACGTTAACAGGAAATCAAACTTTACAAAACAAAGTAATTGATAGTGCAAACAACACTTTAACATTAGATTTATCTGAAGGTACTTTAACAGGTACTATTGCTGAATTTAATAGTGCATTGTCTGATGGTTCTTTTGCTACATTAGCAGGAACAGAAACACTATCAAATAAAACACTTACAGCACCTAAATTTGCTGACGCTGGTTATCTTGCTGACGCAAATGGTAACGAGTTAATTCTATTAAGAACAACTGCAAGTGCTGTTAATGAATTACAAGTTAGTAACGCAGCTACTGGTGATGGTGTAGAGATTGCTACAACAGGTAGTGATACTAACATTGACCTGGTATTAAATCCAAAAGGTTCTGGTTCAGTTGATGTTAACAACAGTAGAATTACAAACGTTAGTGATCCATCTTCAGACCAAGACGCTGCTACAAAAGCATACGTTGATAGTGTTGCAAATGGTTTAGATGTAAAAGATAGTGTTAGAGTTGCTACAACTTCTACAGTTTCTGGTACTTATGATAACGGTGCAGGAACAATTACTGCTGGTTCAAATGGTGCTATTGCAATTGACGGTGTTACTTTAAGTCAAGGTGATAGAGTATTATTAAAAGATCAAACTGACAACACACAAAACGGTATCTATACAGTTACTACAACAGGTGATGGTTCAAGTGCATACGTATTAACAAGAAGTCCAGATGCTGATACAGCTTCAGAATTAACTGGTGGTACTTTCTTCTTTGCTGAACAAGGTTCTACAAATGCTGACAATGGTTATGTTGCTACACATAACGGCACACCAACATTTGGTACTACAAATATTACATTTTCTCAATTCTCTGGTGCTGGTCAAATTAGTGCTGGTGATGGTTTAACAAAAACTGGTAATCAAATAGATGTTGCTGTTGACGACAGTACGATTGAAATATCATCTGACGCATTACAGATTAAATCAACTTATGCTGGTCAAACATCAATTACAACATTAGGAACTATTAGTCAAGGTACTTGGAATGCTGATGTTATTGGTGAAGTATATGGTGGTACTGGACAGAGTTCATATACTACTGGTGATATTTTATACGCTAGTGGTTCAAACACACTTGATAAGTTAACACTTGGTGCAAGTGGTAAAATTTTACAATCAGACGGTAGTAATATTACGTACGGCGATTTAGACGGCGGAACTTACTAATCGTCATTAAGTAGGAAATATATTAATGGCGACAGTTATTAAACTTAAAAGAGGTACGGGCACTCCAACTATAAGTGATCTTGTAAGTGGAGAGGTTGCGATTGATACTTCAAATCAAAAGTTTTTTATCAATGACGCTGGTGTTATAAAAGAAATAGGTGGTGCGGCTGCTGCTGGTAATGGTGCATTAGTTGATTTAACTGATACAAATTTCACAACTCAACTACCTAGTCAAATTTTAAATTATAATGGTAGTGAATGGAAAAATGATTTTCAACATAATGTTGGCAAAAGAGTGCCATTTACAAAAACAGATGGAACTGAAACTACTCTTGCTCTTGTAAATAATAAAGATATGACTACAGTTAATGGATTTTTGGACCACGTTGTTGTACAATCATATTATTTACCATTCACAACTGCAAATGGAACATCAATACAAACAATTAGACCAGGCCATATGCCAACAATGGAAGGAATATAAAGTAAATGAGTGCTAAAACTCCAATACGAGCAACGTTTAATGGATCTGAAGTATCAGGTCTTGCCGAATATCAATCAGGTGAATTTATTGATCTATCGCACGGAGGTCTTGGTGCCTCTTTATCTATTGGTACTACAGGTCAGGTTATAAAAGTCAACTCTGCTGGTACAGCTTTAGAATTTGGTAACGTTGAGGCTATTGTAAATATTGATAATGCTACTGATCTAACAAGTTCAACACTTGCGGCTAGTGATCAAATTTTATTATCAGATGGTGGAACTGAAGGTAGAGTTACATTATCACAATTAGATACTTTATTTTCTGGCACTACACAAACTTTAACAAACAAAACTTTAACTGATCCTATTATTTCAAATACAATTATATTTGAAGGTTCTACAGATGATGACTATGAAACAACTTTAGAAGTTACAGATCCAACTGCCGATAGAACAATTACTTTTCAAAATGCTAGTGGTACAGTTGCTTTCTTATCAGATGTATCTGGTGGTGGTTCACCTGGTGCATTTACAACATTAACAATTGATAACAACATTGTTTTTGAAGGTGCAACAGCTGACGCAAACGAATTAACTTTATCTGTTACTGATCCAACAGCAGATAGAACAGTTAATATACCTGACGCTTCAGGCACAATTGTATTAAAAGATACAACAGATACATTAACTAATAAATCAATTAGTTTAACAAATAACACATTAACAGGTACATTGGCAGAATTTAATTCTGCTTTATCAGATGGTTCTTTTGCTTCATTAGCAGGAACAGAAACACTTACAAATAAAACTATTGATAGTGCTAATAATACAATTACTTTAGATTTATCTGAAGGCACTTTAACTGGTACTTTATCAGAATTTAACTCTGCTTTATCAGATGGCTCATTTGCTTCTTTAGCAGGAACAGAAACGTTAACTAATAAAACGTTAACATCACCAGTTATTTCTACAATCAGTAACACAGGTACATTGACGCTACCTACATCAACTGATACATTAGTTGGTAGAGCTACAACAGACACGTTAACAAATAAAACAATTGACGCTTCTAGTAATACTTTAAGTAACATTGCTAATACGTCTTTAACTAATTCTACAATTACACTTGTTGGTGACTCAGGTTCACAAGCAATAGATTTAGGTGACACTTTAACAATTGAAGGTACATCAAACGAAATAGAAACATCACAATCAGGTGATACATTAACTATTGGTTTGCCAGATGATGTAACAATAGGACAAGATTTAAGCGTAAGTAGAAATTTAACAGTTACAGGTAACTTAACTGTAAATGGAACTACTACAACAGTTAATACTACAAACACAACTGTTTCAGACTCAATATTAGAGTTAGCAACTGGTACAACAGGAACACCTGCTAATGACGCTGGTATCGTAATTGAAAGAGGAGATAGTAATAACGCATTTATCGGATTTGATGAAAGTACAGATAAATTTACAGTTGGTACTGGTACATTTACTGGTGCAACATCTGGTGATTTAACAATTACAACAGGAACGTTAGTTGCAAATTTAGAAGCTACAACTGCTACATTAGGTGGCAGTGATGTTATATCAACTGATAACACTAAAACTTTAACTAATAAAACTATTAATCTTTCAGGTAATACTTTAACAGGTACAACTGCTGAATTTAATAGTGCTTTAAGTGATGGAACATTTGTTGAGATTGATGCTTCACAAACACTTACAAATAAAACTTTAACTACTCCTGTTATTTCATCTATTTCAAATACAGGAACATTAACACTTCCTACAAGTTCAGATACATTAGTTGGAAGAGCTACATCGGATACTTTAACTAATAAAACAATTAGTGGTTCAAGTAATACTTTATCTAATATTGATAACTCATCTTTAAGTAATTCTACAATTACTATTCAAGGAAGTGATTCAAGTTCAGACGCTGTTGCTCTTGGAGAAACATTAATAATTGCAAACGGTGAAGGTATTACTACAGAAATTGCTTCAAATACTTTAACAATTACTGGAGAAGACGCTACAGATACAAACAAAGGTTTGGCTTCATTTAATGCTACAGACTTTTCAGTATCTTCAGGAAATGTTACTTTACAAACAGAAAGAATACAAGATATTGCTGGTGCAATGTTCAGTTCAAATACTGAAACATTAATTACAGCAACTTACCAAGATGCTGACGGTACAATAGATTTAGTTGTAGATAGTAATTTAGCAAACTATGATAACTCATCTTCTGGTTTCATAACAGCTTCATCTACATCAACACTTACTAATAAAACTTTTGACGCAAATGGTACAGGTAACTCAATTTCAAATATTGAAGTTGCTGACTTAGCGTCTGGTGTATTAGATACAACTTTTTCAAGTGTATCTGTAAGTGATAACACACTTGCTTCAGCAAAAGCAATTAAGGCTTATGTTGACGCTCAAGTAACTGCTAGTGGATTAGCAATTGCTGGTGATAGTGGTACTGGTTCAATAGATTTAGACACAGAAACTTTTTCAGTTTTAGGTGGGACAGGATTAACAAGTGCAAGTAGTGGAAATGCTATTACACTTAACATAGACAATGGTGGAGTTGATACTTTACAATTAGCAGACTCTGCTGTTGAAACAAATAAAATAAATAATCTTGCTGTAACTACTGCTAAAATAAATAATTTGGCTGTAACTAATGCTAAATTAGGTGCTGACTCAGTTGATGGAACAAAAATTGCTGATGACAGTATAAATTCAGAGCATTACGTAGATGGTTCAATTGATACTCAACACATTGGCAATGACCAAGTTACAACAGCTAAAATTGCTAACTTAAATGTAACTGAAGGTAAAATTGCAAACAACGCTGTTACTGTTGCTAAATTAGCAACTACTTTAGATTTATCATCTAATACAGTAACGTTACCAAGTTCATTTGTAACTACAACAGGCACACAAACACTTACAAATAAAACAATAAGTGGTGCTTCAAATACTTTAACAAGTATCGGTAATGCTTCATTAACAAATTCTACAATTACACTTTCGGGTGATAGTGGTACAAATGCTATAGATTTAGGCGATACAATTACAGTTTCAGGAACTACAAACGAAATAGAAACAAGTGTATCTGGTGATACTTTAACAATTGGTTTACCAGATGATGTTACAATTGGAAACAATTTATCTGTAACAGGTGACACTACAATTACAGGAAATTTAACAGTTAATGGTACTACAACTACAGTTAACTCAACAGCAGTTAATATTCAAAACGCATTTGTATTTGAAGGTGCAAGTGCTGACGCATACGAAACAACTTTAACAACTGTTGATCCTACTGCTGATAATACAATTAATTTACCAAACGCTTCTGGTACAATTGTATTAAGAGATACAACTGAAACATTAACTAACAAAACAATAAGTGGTGCTTCAAATACTTTAACAAATATTGGAAACAGCTCGTTAACAAATAGTAAGATCACAATTTCTGATGGTTCAAATACACAAGATTTAGATTTAGGTAACACATTAACTATTACTTCAGGTGAAGGAATTGACGCTGTTGTATCTGCAACAGACACTTTAACAATTTCTGCTGAAGAAGCTACTTCATCTAATAAAGGTGTTGCTTCATTTAATTCTACAGACTTTACAGTAACATCTGGTGCTGTAACTCTAAACGCTGAAAGAGTACAAGACATTGCTGGTGCAATGTTTAGTAGTAACACAGAAACACTTATTACTGCTACATACCAAGACGCTGATGGAACAATTGATTTAGTTGTTGATAATGATTTAGCAAATTACGATAATACTAATTCTGCTTTCATTACTGCTTCATCTACAGATACTTTAACAAATAAAACATTTGACGCAAATGGAACTGGTAACTCAATTACAAATATTGAAGTGGCAGATTTTGCTGCTGGTGTTTTAGATACTGATTTAGCTTCGGTATCTGCTAGTGATAATACCGTGGCTTCTGCTAAAGCAATTAAAGCTTATGTTGACGCTCAAGTTACTGCTAGTGGCCTAGACTTTCAAGCAGATACAGGTGGTTCATTAGCAATAGATTTAGATACTGAAACGTTATCATTTATTGGTGGAACTGGTATTGATACAGTTGGTTCAGGAAACAATGTAACGTTTAATATTGATTCAACTGTTGCGACATTAACAGGATCACAAACGTTAACAAACAAAACTTTAACAAATCCAGTAATTGCTACAATTTCAAATACAGGAACTATTACTTTACCAACATCTACGGACACATTGGTTGGTAGAAACACTACAGATACATTAACTAATAAAACTATTGATACTGCTAACAACACAATTACTGTTGTTGAGGCAGATATATCTGATTTACAATCTTACATACTTACTGACAGTACTGATACATTACAAAACAAAACAATTAACTTATCAGATAATACTTTAACAGGTACAACAGCACAATTTAATAGTGCTTTATCAGATGGTTCATTTGCTACATTGGCTGGTACTGAAACATTAACAGGTAAAACAATCAATACTGCAAGTAACACAATTACTGTTGTTGAAGCTGATATTTCAGATTTACAATCGTACATTTTAGCGGACTCTGCTAATACTTTAGAAAACAAAACTATTGCTTTAGGAAGTAATACAATTTCTGGTTCACTTGCTGAGTTTAATAGTGCATTGTCTGACGGTTCATTTGCTTCATTAGCAGGAACAGAAACATTAACAAACAAAACTTTAACAAGTCCAGTAATTGACACAATTACAAACGTAGGAACATTAACATTACCTACTTCAACTGATACATTAGTTGGTAGAGCTACAACAGACACGTTAACAAACAAAACTTTTGACGCTAATGGAACAGGTAACTCTATATCTAATATAGAAGTTGCTGATTTTGCTTCTAGTGTTGTTGAAACTGATTTATCTGTATCTTTAACTACAGATGATAGTACTCTTGCTTCTGCGAAAGCTATTAAAACATATGTAGATGACCAAGTCACAGCACAAGATTTTGACTTAACAGCTGATACAGGTTCAGCTTCTATTGATTTAGATAGTGAGTCATTACAAGTTACTGGCGGAACTGGTATTGACACAACAGTTGATAACTTAACTAAACAATTAACAATAGATATTGATAGTACAGTTACAACAAACTCTGGAACTCAAACATTAACAAACAAAACTATAGATAGTGCTAATAACACAATTACAATTACCGAGTCTGATATTTCTGACTTAGGTGCTTATATCACTGCTTCAAGTACAGATACATTAACCAATAAATCAGGTAACATATCACAATGGACTAACGATAGTAGTTATTTAACTACTGAAACTAATGATTTAACTGCTTCTGTTACTTGGGCAAACGTACCCGATGCTAACATTACAGAATCAAGTGTAACACAACACGAGGCTGCATTAAGTATTACTGAATCACAAATTTCTGATTTAGGTTCTTACATAACAGCTTCAAGTACAGATACTTTAACAAATAAAACACTTACTAGTCCAAACATAAACGAAGCAGTTGCGTTGACTGCTACTGCTACGGAACTTAACTATTTGGATGGTGTTACTGGTATTACACTAGGTTCTGCTAACGAATTACTTGTTGTTGGTGGAGATGGTTCTAGTATTGTAAGCGACAGCACTTTAGCAGTTGATGCTAGTAATAATAGATTAGGTATCAATCAATCCTCACCTGAAGTAACATTACATATGACAGGCGAAGGTGCTCAAACAGCACAAATTCGTATGGAGCAGTACAATGATAGTGCTGACGCTCCAGATGTAAGAACAAGAAGATACAGAGGTACAATTGCCTCACCAAGTGCTATACAATCAGGTGATTATCTATTTAGAAGTAACCACGAATACTATAATGGTTCAGCACTTATTGTTGGTGGACAGTTTGCTTTTGACAACAGCAATGATGCTGAGAGAACACAGTTTACGGTTGCGGTTACCACAGACGGTACATCAGTTGATGCCAGTAATTTGAGTGATGTGCAATTTAAGATTGATGGTAACGATAGTGGTGCTATTACATTTAACAACGCATACAAGTTTCCAACCAGCGATGGTAGTGCCAACCAAGTATTACAAACAGATGGCTCTGGTGCTTTAAGTTTTGCCACTATTACAGATCAATCACTATCAACTACAGATAATGTAACGTTTAATAATATGACTGTTTCTGGTAATTTGACAGTAAGTGGTACAACAACAACAGTAAATACAGAAACTATAAATCTTGCTGATAACACTATTACTTTAAATAGTAATGCTACAGGTTCTGCAACAGAAAATGGTGGTATTGAAATAGAACGTGGTGATGATACAAATAAAACATTATTATGGAACGAAACATCAGATAAATGGACTGTTGGTTCTGAAACATTTGTTGCTGGTACATTTGAAGGTGCTTTAACAGGTGATGTTACAGGTAATGCTGATACAGCAACTGCATTAGAAACTGCTAGAACAATTGGTGGTGTATCATTTGACGGAAGCGCTAATATTAATTTACCAGGCGTTAATACTTCTGGTAACCAAGATACTTCAGGAAATGCTGCTACAGCTACTGCATTAGAAACAGCTAGAACAATTGCTGGTCAATCATTTGATGGTAGTGCTAATATAACAATTGCAAGTACAGATTTATCTAATACATCAAATATAACTTTAAATGACGCAACACAAACGTTAACTAATAAAACTTTAACTAGTCCAGTAATTGCTACAATTTCAAATACAGGTACTTTGACATTACCAACAAGTACAGGTACAGTAGCACTTACAAGTGATATTCCTACAAATAATAATCAGTTAACAAATGGTGCAAGTTATATTACTGCTTCAAGTACAGATACATTAACAAATAAATCTGGTAATATATCACAATGGACAAATGATGCTGGTTACTTAACTTCGTTTACAGAAACAAACGACTTGACATCTTCAGTAACTTGGGCTAATGTTCCTGACGCAAATATAACTGAAAGTTCAGTAACACAACACCAGGCAGCATTAAGTGTAACAGAATCTCAAATTAGTGATCTACAGTCTTATATTACTGCCTCATCAACTGATACTTTAACAAACAAAACACTTACAACACCAGATGTTAATACATCATTGAAAATGGTTAGTAGTGGACAATTACAATTCAGAGATAATCAATCGTATATTTCAGAAAATGGTGGAATTATGTTATTTAACGCCGCGGCAGGACGTGGAGTTAGAATGTTCTCTGCCGGTGCTGAAAGAGTTGCTGTATCATATGCTGGTGACTTAGAATTAAAAGCAGGTACAGATATAATCTTTGAAGGATCAACAGCAAACGATTTTGAAACAACACTAACGGTTACTGACCCAACAGCAGACAGAAATATAACATTACCTGACTCAA